ACCTCTTAAAATTGCTTTGACTCCATCTGATTCATGGTCTTGTAAAATTGATACCTTATCAGATACCTTTGTTTTTGTTCCAATTTCCTCGAATATTTCGTGCAATGATTTATTATTTGCCATTTTAAAATTCTCCAATGTTTTCCATAAGATGCTTCAATTGATTGTTAATGAAGTAGTCTAAAAGCTTAGATCTATCCTTCAATTCATAGTCATTATATGCTTCAATGATTTCTTCTTTTAAGGGATCTGGTATATAAGTTAAATCTACCAGAGTCCTATTGCGAGAATAGCCTCTCATCATTATAAAATCGCAAAATATAATAGGGTCAAGATCGATCCATTCTGCAATTTTCTTCTTTGATAGGGGAACCTGTCGGCCTCCCTCGGTGAATGTATCGTCTTCGCTAAGGAAATTAGGAATTCCATCTCCTTTGTCTCCCCTCATAATATGCTCTTTAAGATATCTTATGGGATCTGGCTGCCTGACAAATTCTTTCTTTAATGGACTCCATTGCTCGACATTATCATACGCTTGAAGCTGCTGAAAATCCTTGTCTCCTGATATGATTAATACTCTATCAGAGGTAAGATATTCTGACAATACCCCAATGATATCATCAGCTTCGCAATAAGGTATTTGCAGTACATGATAAGGAAAGAAATCAATCAATTCCTCTTTAATCTGTTTGAGGGATTGAAATAAAGAATCCCAATTAAAATCAGACTCTTTTCTGTCCTTTGACCTGTGGGCTTTGTACTCAGCGTAGTATTTCTTTCGCCAGTTTCTTCGGGAATCGCAGCAGATAACTAATTCTCCGTAATCACTGGAAAATCTTGTACGATATGATCTCAAGGTATTAAGTACGGTATGTCTTAAAAGCGATTCTTGTACTCCGCCCTTATGTATATGGGGCTGAGACATAACATTCGCGATGAATATTTGATTATAATCAACTAACGTGGGCATTATATAAACTCACTTATCTATTTTCTTGGATAATCCTTGCTGCAATGGATGATATAGGTTAAAATCTCTGAATAATACTGCACGAAATATATCGACTATAGTGGTAAAATCAGTTTGAAAATGATCAGCTTGACAATCAAATCCGCGATCGATAAACACTTGAATCGCATATGGCAGTGCCATTTCCAGAGTTTCGTTAATATATGACTCTGGATCATTGATGGTTGCTAAATCCACTGCATATTCTTCTGGAGTAGATGGGTGCTGTACTACCTCACCTTTCATGCAAGCTCCTCTATGTTATTATCGAAAATTGCTTGAGTTTTGCTCTTCCTCGGCTTTTTATTAGAAGCTATGTGAGTAGTGCATTCGTCCAAAATACCATTCATAAATTTAAGAAATCTCCGTAATTGTGGCTTCTTGAGGTATTTATAAGATTCTTTTAAATCTCTGTCTGGTGATTCAATGACTTCATTGACCTCATCGCGAAGAATAGTGAAATGTTCAATTACTTCCTTAGTCTCTTTTTGAGTTATTTTTTGAGACTGCAATAGCTTGGTTATCGATACTCCATTAGGCTTGAAATCCCTATCCATAAATTTATCTATTTCATATTCCAGTAGACCAGCAACAGAATCCATTTTGATAGATGGAGTTTTTTTTCTAATGGGTGCAGATATAATTGATTGCGGAACAGGCTCCTTGAGAGCCTTTAAGGCTTCTTGAATTCCCTTATAAAACGAATCTTGAGAAATCTTGGGTATTTCACTACCGCTGTTTATGAGTCCTGCAACATATCCAATAGTTGTTGAAATCTTAGAATTTTTCAAATGGTTGATGGATGCTTTAATTTCATAGTTGTCCTTTAGGTATGTCTGGAGATATCGCATCGCATCATTTGAATTTCGATTGATATTATACCAATTCAATGCGTGTGAAAATTCGGTCTTATTAAGTGAATCTTTCCAATCTGGATCTTGATGCTTATTCTTCTTCATTCTCATCTTTTTCTTCATCCTTATATTTTTCTAATAGCCATTCTTTGTGCAATTCTCTTGCATCTTGTGCAGTTTTTACTGGAGTATCTCTTAGTATCTCTAATATTGTTGGTCTTGATTGGTGCTTATATTTTTGAGAATAAGCGTCCAAATAATCCCACAATTCTTTCCATAATTCCTTATTCGTCATTCGGTTTCCCATAATTCTCTATATATTTAACATTTTTAAATTTCGTTGTCATTACTTCTTCATCATATTTGGATTTCTCAGCTAGTTCTATGGTTCCCTTGAAAAGAAAGCAATCGCCCAATTCAATTGGAAGATTAATATGATGAAAAAAGTATCCAAGATTACCTTGCTTATCATAAAATTTATACAAATAATATACATCAGAAACATTACTTGTAAGTGATTTTTTCACTACCAATTTGACAAAAAAATCATCAACAGAATCAAGCAATCCCATAGGAAGTGAATTTTTGACCCTATCATAAAAGTGCTTCTGTTGGAACTTTTGCGTATGTAAACCCCATTCATCTGTTTGCGTTAAATGATCTAAACAGAGATCATATATGTCTTGGGGATCATGGCCAATTGCAACACCTGCCCTAAGAGCCTTTTGAAAATATTCCTGCTTTAGCAACAACGATTTCTTATTCATAAAAGTTCTCTATTAAAATTTCTTCTAAAACGCGATCAATATCTTCAAAAAGTTCTTCAGTATAGTTATCCTCAATACTATCAAGATCTTTGTCTGTCGGCTCTTGATCAACTTTCACATCACCAAATTCATTATGAAATCTTTGGATAAGTTCTTTATCTTTTTTTTCTTTCTCTGTCATTATTTTATCCTCAACTTATTAATTCTACAAATTTTGTTAAGACCACTCTATTAGTCAATTTTGACTTATTGTGCTTCTTAAACGCTGTGGTTAGTACTCTTTTAGTAACTCCATCCTCAACATCTAACTTTTCAGTAGTAGTGTCTAAAGTTTTTCCACCTTTGATGATAAAGAATGCAGTATATCCAAGTTGCTCGCCTACTATAAATCCGTTCTTTCGGAAATTAGTTTTATATTTTGCGAATTCTTGATTATCTTCTATGTCTAACTGGTAGTTAATTGCATTATTCAAATCACTACCCAAACCATCGGCTATATAGTAACCGATAATATTAACGTCAAATCTTTCACGCATTGCACTTAACAATCCGCGAGTTACAGCTGTACGACTATCAACACCATATTCTTTTTTGGTATATTTATCAACTATGTAATTTTTATGATAACTATCACCAGTTGTATTTGGATAATAGCGATAATATCTTTCATCTCTGATGCGGATTGACTTAATCCCAAAACTCCTACCATATTCTGGAGTATCATTATAGATTCCAGTTGGTGGATGTCCATCACCATCAGTCAACAAAACAACATTGACTTTAGAAACACCGTACTTTGAACGAAATTTCTTTACAATATCAAAACCTGTAATAATGGCTTCATTTAACGGGGTTCCACCAAGACTCCAATCACTTGGGAACAAATGATCATTTTTATACCTATAATATCCAGGCCGGAAGTGGTCTGCGATACAAAATAGAATGAATGCTGCATCTTCAAAAGATTTTCCTTTTTGTCTCGATGACAGAATATTCTTTAAATGGAAATTATCCAAAACATAATCATTGTGCATATATGTCGGTGTTTTACCTTTTATATCTACATTAGATGATGTTGAATGGAAACTATAAACGTCAAAAGGAATATTCACTTTCTTACAGAAATATGCTAGATTTAATAACTGCTTTACTGTAGATTCAAACGAACCAGACATAGAACCTGACCAATCGAGGAATAATATCAAACCATGATTTTTACCGCCGGGCAATGTAGTAATTCTCTTGAATACATCTTCACAGAACCTATAACTATGCAATTTATTTACATCAAGAACGCCACTCTTATTGACTTGAGCCCTCATGTGCTGTTCTGCATTTTTCTTGAGTTCAAATTCCTTAACCAAATAGTTAACGGTTTTGATGGAATCATTTTTAAACTTTTTGTAATCTTCTTTCAAGTTACTAAGATCTTCAACACCTGTTCCCGTAAAGAGCCATTCTTTGATTTCTTTATCATAAACTGCACTTTGATCAATAACGAAATCTTCAGAGTTAATATCAGGGATTCCAATATAAATGGGCCCTTCAGATTTATTATCTACCAATTCTTCCAATTCTTGATCTAATTTTCTTTGAGTTTCAGAATCTTGAGGTGGCTCATTGTTTGGGCCATTGCCGGCAGAAGATTCATCTTCTAAATCAGTATCTTCTTCTGAATCATTAGTATTTTCGGATTCTTCTCCGCCCTCATTATCTTTATCAGTACCAGAAGTTGTTTCTTTTGCTTCCTGATCCCCAAAACCTTGCTCATCATCATCAAAAAATTCTGAATCATCTATATTCTTTTCAGTTTCAGAATCACCAGTTGACGCGTAGATTTCTTTTACAACATTAACAACTTCATCAAAAGATTCAAGATTTTCAATACGATTAATAATGGTTTTTTCTTCTGGTGTAAAAGGTATAAAGTCAATATGACTACCAAGCTTGAATTGGAGGTTGATGCGATCGATAAAAGAATAACTATCCAAATCGCGACCATTGATACCAAAGAAATTCTTTTCTAACAACTCAGAATAACCATTCTTGAAGTTCTTACGAAGGCCATTAAATTTACGCTTGATTTTCTTCTCGATACGGGCGTCCTCTACAACATTAAGGAACGACTTTACCGTACCTGCATTACTTTCGTCAATACTCTTGCAAAGTTCTTCAATTTCAATTTGAGGCGTAAATAGTGCATGACCAACTTCATGACCAACCAAAAGATCATATACGTCATTTGAAACATTTTCCCAAATCGGAAGAATCAGTCTACGATTCTTTACGTCAAACGCTGCAGTAGAAACTTGACGATGCTCTACATCAATATTTTCAGTCGCGAGGAGCTTTGCGAGATTGTTTTTCGTAACTTTGTTTATCAACTTTTATTCCTTTGTTTTTTGTCTTACACTATATTAGACGTATTAAAACCGAAAAGGTTTAGGCTAATTTACAAGTTTTTTCAACTTTTTATCCATTCATCTATACGAGTATTAAACTCATCATCATCAACTTTATCAACTTCTGTTAACTGATGTGTTGCCACAATCAAATCTGCAAGAGTTTTACCATTGAGTTCTTCACAAGGTTCTAATGCCAGTTTTTGTTTAACATCCAATGGAACATTACCAAAAATACCCATCATATCGTCATTACTGGTAATATCAACGTTATTATTGTTTTTCTCTCTTGCCAATCGTCTTCTTACTGCTCTATTCATTACAACTCTCCTTTGTTTTTGTCTTACACTATATTAGACGTATTAAAACCGAAAAGGTTTAGGCTAAAATGGCATATGTTCATCTTTTTTTTCAGTTTTTTCTTCAACATCAACATCAACATCTGCGTCAACTTTACCATATAGTTCCTTAAAGGATTGCTTGGTATCCTCATCAAAACGTGCAATACAAAGTTCGATCGCCTTCAACTTATCTTGGAAGATGGAAAAGGCTTTGGAAACATGAACCAAGCGACGAGTTGAAATCACCTCATCAACTCCACCATCGTAATAAGTCTTACGGATGATGTCTGCCCATCTGACCAACTTGTTCGCGAAATCATCGTCATTAATATCATTGTCTTCAAAGGTTTTCTTGATGATCTTAACTTCAGTCGAGTTAGTCGGATATTCCTGCTCAAAGGTGACTGCAAATCTCTCAAGGAAAGCCTCGTTCAAGATGTTAGTTCCTATAAAAGAACCAGACTCAGAACCTTTGCCCTTAGTGTTCGCAGTTGCGATGACATTAAATCCTTCTTTTGGAGTAATCCACTGATTAATCTTTTTGAGAAAAACACCTTTGCCTTCAAGAACTGGCTGAAGTGCGAGAATCTTAGTAGATGCGAGATCAACTTCATCAAGTAACAAAATCGCACCGCGTTCCATGGCTTCGACAACAGGCCCTTTATGGAATTGAGTTTCACCATCAACCAGACGAAAACCGCCAAGAAGATCATCTTCATCAGTTTCAATAGTAACATTAACGCGAATGACTTCACGCTTAAGCTTCGCACCTATCTGCTCAACCATAAAGGTTTTACCATTGCCAGATAGACCAGTGAGGAAAACGGGATAAAAAATCTTGGATTTCAAGATTGCTTCTATGTCGCGATGATGACCCCATGAGACATAGCTAGGATCTTTTGTAGGAATAAAATTAAACGCGTTAGAAACGATTTCTTCAACTTCAACTTCTGCCTTAGGTTCAACTTTACCTTTTACAGAAACCTGTGAAATTTCTACTGAATCTGAGGTTTCATTATCGAGAACTTCAAGAGGAAGGCGATAGTGTCCAGGCTTACCAGAAACTTTATAAGAATCCTCAATCCAACGTACGCTAACCAAAGGAAGTTCACCCTTTAATTTATCGCGAGTACTATAAAGTTCCTTACGAGTAATAACTTCTTTACCAAGTTCATTATAAAATTTACGGACAACTTCAATTCTTTTACTAGTCAATTCACATCTCCATTATATAGTTTAAAACTGCTTCTCAACCAATTCAATACTACTATTATACCATATTTTTATAGGTATGTCAAGGCTAAAATGCATTTATTCTTCATTATCCTTCCAAATCTGCAGATCTGGTTCGCCATTATTTTCACAGGTGCGTCGATCAAAAAAAGGATTGAGACAAGTTACACTTTTCAACTTAATCACGTCAGTATTTAACTTAATCAACAAATCTTTAATCTCTTTTAACTCCTTTTGGATAGTAATTTCTCCTGCCCATTCATCTACAATTGACATTTTTTCCTCCTTTTTCTTAGTTCCTTTACTGTACTTCTTCAGGTGCTCTTGCCGTCTAAGTTCTGCTCTACTTCTTTTTTCCATATCATATTACCTCAAGTAGATGTTGACCCATTTTTGATTTTTGACATCTTCCCAATCATGCGTTTGATCTATTTCGTGTGCAATTGCATCTTCATCACTCGACCAATCACCTGCGTCGATGTTGAATTCGATATTCGTATCGGAACCGTGTTGCGTTTCCAACTCTTGTAACTTCTTGACTAATTCACCTAATTTCATATTATATCCTTTGTTTGTTGTCTACACTATATTAGACGTATTAAAACCCAAAAGGTTTAGTCTAATTTCACTTTTTTCAACTTTAATTCTTAAATGTATCAAACATCTTGTCCATCTCATCAAAGACTCTCTGATGGACATCACGCTTATCAGTTTTTTCCATATCGATGCGAGTGATACTACTCATGCAACCCATACAAAACAACATCCCAAATATCAACAAATACGTTTTCATTCTTTAGTAACCTCTCAACTTTGTTCTTACACTATATTAGACGTATTAAAACCCAAAAGGTTTAGTCTAATTTCACTTTTATTTTTCAAATTTGTAAATTTTTCCTGATGGTAAAATATACTCAGAATTCTTATCAGTAATTAGACCACGACACGCGAGATCTATTCTGGTATATCGTAATGATACTTCACCTGTCATCTTAACACGAACTACAATATTATCATCAGTTGATTCAATCCACACAAAACTTTTCATTAAATTCTCCAATTGTTTGTAATACTACTATTATACCATTTAACCCCGACACCTGATGTCGGGGGTGGTATTTTTTTCTAACTTTTTTTTCAATTCTGCGATTTCTTTTTGTAATTCTACAATACGTCCTCTAAGAATCATATTGTCAATGTAAATGCCCAGAGTATGGCTCGAACCATTCATGATTTCTTCTGGTATTTTTGCCATTTTGCAACTCTCCTTTGTTTGTTGTCTCTACTATATTAGACGAAATAAAACCCAAAAGGTTTAGTCTAATTTCACTTTTTTTCAAAAAAAAATACCCAACCATCTTGGTTGGGTATTTCGTCCATTTTCGATTAATTCATTGAAGCATGAGTCTGCTTTAATTGTTTTTCTATGTTGTCTATAACTTGAATACATCCTTCAAGATCATGAATTTTTTCAATATAGGTTTGTACTTCTCTAACTATATCAGTGTGCTCTCCAATACCAACAGGATGATTACAAAGTATTTCTAAATTTGCAAATATCTTTGCCAATTGCCCTTGATAGTCTCTTTTAGATGCATCTATTATTTTACTGCCCAAACCATTCATTGTGTAATCACTCCTTATTCAGTTGCCAATTCTAAAAGTTCAATTAGTATCTCTAATTGCTCCTCAATATTTTTTACCGTTTTTAAAACTTCACCAATTTTATCAACTTCACCTGTAATCGTATCCTTAATTGAATCTGGTATAGGTATCGGTGATGCTGTCATTGCAACCTTTGCACCAACTTCACCCAATTTTTTAACAAGTTTTTTTGGTCTAAATCTCATCGATTACGACTATGCTGCTTACGGGTCTTTTTCCAATTTAATTCTTTTTTATTACGCTCTATTCCACTACTAAACCTCTTAATCTTACTCTTGGATTTTGCCCTCTCCAAACTATCTTCATCTAATTTTTCCAAATCTAACTTGCTAATGTCAATCTTCATTTCTACTCCTTCTCAGTAAACCATCTATTCATTATATTTGAATTATAATATTTCCTAATACCATCAGAAAATTTTGATGTTAAAACATCATTCTTTATTTGTAATTCGGTTTCTGTATAACCCAATTCACGCTTTGTTTTACATAATTTGATAATAACAAATTTGTACTGTTCTTTACCAATTTCTGTAATTTCTTCATTCAATTCTTTACACGAACCAGTGTAAGTTTTCCAATCAGATTCTTTGATCACCTTCTTTCTATTTATTCGACCTTTGACTTTTTTTCTATTTGTAAAATTGAATTGTTTCTTACCAATATATGAACGTCCAGTTTCTTTATGAATAATCTCATATACAAAACCAAACCATTCATCAAATTCAAAATCAATCTCAGTTGTCCAATGACCATAATCCATATCACAATTATTTATAATCTTTTATTCATCATATTAGCAGTATCTACTAATTCCTTAACGCGCTGTTTATAATCATCTTGCGGTACCAGTATTATTGCACCAACTTTCTTACGGAGCTTTTCTAAAAATGGACTGAGTGGCTCTCTATCGGTTGCAACTGGATCATTTGGGAACAACTTCGCAAGAACATCACTGGCATCATATTCTCCGCCTTGATCAACATCTTTGAACCTGACTGTCAATCTCTTTTTGTTGAATATAATCGTTTCTATCTTGAATTTGGTTATGATATTCTCATTCCAAGCAGTTACAGATGGATCTTCAGCACTTTTCATTTTGAATGCATTTTTAATCTTACCTTGAGTAGAAGTCTTTTTAAGGAACCTTTCAATCTCATCAAAGAACATTCTAATTGCCTTATTTGCAGTACTACCAAACCTTGCTAGATCTGGAAACGAACCTTGAGTTAATGGCTTACCATATTCCTTTTGCCACAATTTTGAAAGCTCTGGCTCTAGTCTATTGATAATTTTGAGCTTTATCTTATCAATTTCATTACCTATAGTGGGAAATGCATCCTTAAAATTCATTATTTCGACCCATCTCCGACCCTGATTGTCCTGATAGCTATAAATATCTTCATCTGCTTCAAAGATAGCCAATCCCTTAATAAGTGCCACTGCCCCACCCTCTGTTGCGATACCAGATACCAATGTTTCGATTCCGTCCTTTGATGCCCAATCAACAGTAGATATCTGTGCGGAGCTGCCTTGCAACTTAACCAATTTTTCCATGCCATTTATAGTGGTTGAATGTACCCCATACATATTCTTCACTTCTGTTATACGCTTCCACATAGGTAGAGATAGTGGTATATGAACATAGGTTCTAGCGACCTCTCCGAATATGAGATCTTTGACAGACCAAGATTGAGAATTCTCTGCTAATAGAAAATCTTTAAAGTTTTTCATTTGTTTTTAGACCTTACATAATCGAATGCCTGCTTCTTTATTGCAGAAATTATTTTATCATTACCCGATCCAATTCCACCAGCAATGAACACTGCTGCTCTATATTTTTTGACCATCTGATCAACATCCATAGTCATATTCTTATATTGACGATACTCTATCACAATTCTATCAATTTTGAATTTGGTCATTATTATTTCATCCCAATCCGCATGATATCTCATACTACTTGGCGTTGTAATCATTATCTGTATCTCTCGTAAATTTTCTTTAACGAGTTTTTCTGCACCATCAACAAACATCTTTATCGCAAGTGCCTTTTCCTTACCAGTACCCCTACTATTAACCCCACCAATATGATTGAAATTATACACATTATCTGTTCGCCAGCGGTCTGGATCTTCTGGATCAAAGGAACCCATCTTTTTCTGCAACTCTGGATTGTCATCTTGCATAACTATGACTTCCATATAGATGTCCTCACGCAAATCCCTAAATCCTGTTACCATCTTGTGCTGCAAATCTCCAAATCTATCCATCTTATGCGTAATATTTAGCCATCTTCTACCCTGAGTGTCTCTCCAAGTACCATAATCCATACCCATTTCAACAACAGGCTTTCCTTTTAAAACAACCCAAACGCCACCCTCAGTCAATACACCATACTTGGTATCAACAAAAGATTTAATTACCTTATCACTGGTATCTGACATTGCAGGAACACCTTTTTTACTACCAGAAATACGCTTGATACTATCCAGCCCTTCTAAATCTGTGATATGAACAGCATATTTGTCTTTTTTCTCGCCTGTAAGTCTCTCCCATACAGTTTGCGATAATGGAATTAGAACATCGGCATCATCACTCTCAAAAATTATCTCGTTGACAGATGTATCACTACCTTCAATTAGATATTGCTTGAAAGATTTCATTTTACCCCACGCTTCTTCCTGACTACCTTTGCAAGTGCCAGACTAGAGACAAATTTGATCTTGGCATCAATTATCTTTTCCAAATCCTCAATGCTCATCTTTTCTAGCATATCATCCAATCTTTTATAGGTTTTAGAAGTTGGATCAATAAGTTCTATCTTACCCCATTCTGCTCTTAACTTCTTAATCTGACTTGGGGAAAATCCTGCTTCTGTTATATATTCTTTAAAGTTCTTCATTTGTTACCCCTGTTCTAAGTATTGTACTGGTACTTGTGGGAAGTCATCATAATATAGACGCATCGTTTCAGCTGCTCTTTGTGCTATTTTCCAACCATCATCTGATTTAAAAATCCCAAAAATAATACCAACAGCAACTCCAGCTGCAGTCCTATCCCTCATAGAACCAGTATTTTCAAACCATATCCATGCCTTTTCTTCATAATTTGTATACCTACCATCACACAAATCTGCAAATACTGCAAGTCCATCTACCAATACATCGAGTGCTGGATTGTACCCATTTGAACGATGAGAATTGATATAATCCCCATCTTGAACATTCAATTCATCATACATCAACGGATTAACTAAATCCCCTGCATCAAACGAATCACCTATTACTGGACAATCCACATATGGAGCCCAATTATTAGTTGTACCAGAAACTTCCCAAAATGGTACTTTATAGATACCGCCAGCATATGAAAACATTATATCTGTAAACTCATTATCATTACTAACTTTTCCAGTTTGTAAAAATTCCATTAAGTGCACTGCATCAGCACCACTATCCACGGATGCTGGTTCAGTACTGGATTCTATTAACAGACGTATTGCATCCGGCGTTTGTTGTCTTATCTGTGCATAATAGACCCCAACTCTTGATTGAATCGTATCATCAAACTGTACACCCTTGCTAGATACATATATATGATCCACTGGTATGCTATTCTGTTGTCCTAAATCTTCTATGTCTTGGCCCAAAAAATCATTGGTCACACCCATCAACAGTACTTCAAACTGATTCATCGAAATCTCATCCCATGATCTATAATCCTCCCCGACATCAGCAAGCATATCCTCAAGCATTTCAAGACCACCTCTTTTCATAATAGTTTCAACGCCATCATACCAGCTTCTAATAATATAAGCCTTGGTCTTTTTGGATATTGGAATAGCAGTATATCTTCTGCCTATTCTTGAACCCACGCCATAATGCAAATGTTGCCAAATTTCTGTAGTGAATGGTGTTTTATCCCCCTCAACAACTCCCTCTTTAAAATCAGAAATTGCACCATACTCTTTAAAACTCTTTTGGCCCCAATTTGTATTAACTTCTTCATAAGCAAGCCTAAGATTTTCCACGCCCTCATCCTTATCAGCAAACTTATCAATTACATCCTCAACAATCTCAAATTTCAGTCTATGGGCATCAAGCATAATATGCTTCAATTTACGTCTGTGGCTTTCTGGATCGTTAGTTCTACTGGTCTGAAAATACAATTTCGATAAACTAATCCACCTACGACCTTGCGTATCCAACTTAGTCCAAAGATCTGCTTCAGATGTTAACACAGGATAACCACGCAATACCATGATTACTCCACCTCTAGTTGCAACTCCACCAGATGCCAACGAATTTAACTGATCTCTAGGATCTGTCATCACAGAGATTTGTTTTGCAGTATTTTGAATTCTGAGTAAGTTTGGTGCACCAGTGGCATCTGTTATATGTATGGCATACATAGGTTCATTAGCAGTTCCCTGTATACGTTCAAGCATTTTAGTACTTATAGGAAAGTGACTGTTTATATGAAATACAAACTTATCAGTTTTAAGAGTTTCTTCGGTTAGAAATACTTTAAATGATTTCATTTTTTTCTTTTTATTATAGAGTACTTGGTTTTTGGATTCACCTGCTTTTTATTATAATCAACTCTATCTTTCAGCCACCAGTAATCTTTTTTTTCCTTTTCCTTTTTTAATTTTGTACTTTCATTGGTATTACCACCGCCCCAAAAATGTTGAGTTTCCTTAGTTCTTGGCACATTGTCCTTTATCCAATCCAAAACCTGTTGATTGACTTCATCCTGATCATAGAACGGCTGTCCTTCACGCTTCAATGTAATATAGGTGAAATCCTTGATTATAGGGAATGCCGGCTTCTTTAGAAAAACTCCACCTAGACCAGTATCCAATTCAGAATCACCAACTCTCCTACCACGACGCGTACCTTTCGCATCTTCTGGATCTGTATAGAAAATAGTATTTTCCTTATTGTTCAGTATTACATGAACCCCGCCATCTAGTCCTAAAACACCCTTACTCCGTATCAATTGATACATAGTATTCGCAGCACCTTCATGAGTTTTTAAGAGGATGTCATCAGGAACAACCCGCGATCGCGATTGGTTTCTTTCTACTGCAACATGATAATTTGTTAATACCCATACAACATGAACGTTTCTCGCATCATATCCAACTTTGTGTAAGTCTGGTAAGACTTCTGCAATATCATCCATGTCCTTCAACGTTACATCAAATAATATATTGGGTAAATGTCTTGCATCCAAATCCTTCAACAAAAGAGTTAAAGATTTATTCTTGACCCCTATTTTTTTGACTGCCATATGAAGTGCAAATACATGGTCTGGATTTTTCAAGTCAAGATCACCCAATAATCGACCCTTTTTGTCTAAATATTTCGGATTAACGTTCCCTTCCCAATCAGTAGAATCTTTTTGTATTCTAGAAATTTCCATAAAGGCCCTTTTCCACTCATCTACATCGCGAACCTTGAACTTGGAAATTTCCATGAAATTTTTCTGTGCGAACCCTTTACCAGAACCCGCACCACCTGCCATGAATACAATCTGACCGTACTTCTTTCCTTGATTGAAAAGGATCTGCTTCTCTATTAAAAATTCCTCGAAAGTTTGCATTGATTCTTCCTTAATCGTGTCGTTTTCCGCCTTTAGTTTCTTCTGGTTCTGGTACTTTGTCTGCACCCTTATCCTCTAAGAACAAGTGACGCAATGATTGTTTTTGCTTCTTATTTCTTCTTTCCATAGCATCATAGTAATTATCATCATCATCATAGATGAACTGCAGTTCCTGATGTTCTATAAATTCATATATCCTATCAGGATGCGTACTAAATCCCATCCATGTCATAACATCAATACCAAATCCCAATTGTATGTTAGTAATACGAGAACACAAACCTAGCAATTCTCCATTATTACCATGAAATAAACCTCCGCCAGAATTACCAAATATTGACGGTGCATTGTACATCAAATATGCTTTTTGATCTATCATCTCTCGTAAGTAGGTTAGTTCACCCTTATTTGCAAATGGATCATGCAATAAACTACAACCACTTGTCCAAACCTCATCAAATAGTTTTAGATCTTCAATACCACTTTCTGGATATATATTAGAAACAAAATCTAAGGGCTTGATATTGGTAAGTCTAACTGCGGCGAGATCATGATTTTTGTCATATGCAATAATTTCAGCTTGGGTACTGTTTGCCGAAGCTATTTTTGAACCTATATAATCAAAAACTTCTACTGTAACTTCTTCAGATACGTCCTTTTTGATTTCTCTTTTTAATAAGGAATCCCATTCGGATTTAACTGTAACTGCATCTGAAATAACATGCTCACAGGTTAATACGACATTAATAAATTCACCCGGCTTATCAGGATCTTCTTTACTATATACGACTACTCCACTACCACCAGCCTTTGCAGTTCGTACTCTAGTAACTGGATACAAAACCTTTTCGTGCAATTGTTCTTGGTTCATTTTATAATCTCCCATATAATTCTTATCACAATCCAATGTAAAAATAAAGTAATACTCAATGGCAACCAATACTTATACCAAATGAATAGTAAAAAATAACGTATTTTGAAATATTTATATAACGTATTCATAATATGATTCCTCAATATTATTTATAAATCACATATAGACTTTTAAAGCATTCTCACCTGAGTTATTGAATTAGTACCAACTTTCCATTTCCTTTTTGTTTCTGGTATGAATAATTCAATTATATCATCAAAATCATCCCACCATATTCTCTTGACTTCACATACATTATATTGACCTAAAGCCAATACAGTAACCTTTTTTTTCTTAGTTTTTGCTTCATTCAAAACGGATAACTTTTCTTCTATGCATACACCTTCTAAACTAGACATTAGATCGCCCCCCTAATCAAACGACTGTAGTAACCGTATTATCAGTAACCTGATTTCCGATAAAAAAATCTTCCAATAAATATAATAAAGTAGTACTGCATATAACATATGTATTTATAATTTTATAAATATCTATTCTTCTTGGCGAATTTATAGATTTTTTTAACCTTCTTCCTTAATTTTTCCATTCTTTTTTTCTGACCTTTCTTCTTCGTCATGGAAATTAATTTATCTAATTTTTCAACAATAACATTACAACTTTTTTTGACTCCAGTACCACTATCTAAAAAAAGTTGATTATAATCAATAGGCATTATCTTCTCCATACAGTTTCTTCTAAGCCTTTGCATTCCATGCCATTTCTCCGAAATAATCCATTATATATCCGTACACTCTCATTATTCACAGTTACGCCTATTTTTGCATATTCAATCACTACATTCTCTAATCGAGTAAGACCATTCAAAACAATACCTTCCCAATCACCTAAATGTGGCCTTTTCACTTGATCAGATGTAAATCGAATAGGCGTTTCCATTGTACCAACACCGATACAAAATGCACCCTTTTCGATAATTAATTTCCCCTTAGTTTCCAATTCACCATAAACGACAGAACCATTTTCTATCCGTAGATATGCACCTTTCAATATACGGACTGTGCCTCGTAATCTAGTTGTATCTGTATTCAATATTTGGACATCAACAAAATAATCACCTTGCAACACACGGTACTTCCCCTTTGCTTGGCCGGGATCTTTTATGATCTGAGTTACAGTCATAGTATATTCATCACAACCACACAACAACACCCAACACATCACAAAATATTTCATTATTTTTCCATTTTTAAATTTTCTATCTCTTTTCCTATTTCTTCCATTCGTTTTTTCTTCCAATTTACCATAGCTGTATTATCAATGCCTGGCATAGTAGAAGTGTGTTCTTTATCTGGTGCTATATAATAACTCGAAACTTGTTTCAATTGTATCTCTAAAATTCCCAACTTTTTCGTAATTTCCTCAATGTTCAATTTCCCCCCTTTCCAGTGGTCTGTCTAATATATTCTCTTAATAGTATTCCAGATTTACCACCAATCAAAGGTGATGCTATTTTCAGTTTTTTTATTGCTTCACATTTGTCTCGTCTGGTAAGTCGTTTTTGCATTCTAATTGCCTTTCCAGTTTAGCTATTGTTTCGTTTGCCTTCTTTAATTTTCTTTCTAATTCCAACTCCTTCCGTTGTCTGTATGAAATTTCTTCTTCAAAAGTGACTGCCTGTTCCTTAACTAATCCACTCTCTGCGAAATCACAACTAACTACCACCAAACAAACAAAGATTAACCACATCATAAAACAGATGCCTTTAATCACTAGCGTTCTCCAGTAAAGTGTTATCTTGCTCTGCATTGTTGAACCAAAAATCGATCACTTTTGACCAACTTCCAACAAATGCTCCGATTAATACCAAAAGCACATCTTTCCAACCCTCACTAATTTCTTTTTCTGTTGCAATGAATATCATCATTAGTACTAAAATCATCGCAAAAATGGCTATTATGGATATAGTTGAATACCACTTTCTCTGACTTCTATACATAATCAACTTCAAAAGTTCCTCATTTATTGCTTGTTCATTCTGCTCTTCCAATACATCCATACTAACTTCACCTTCTGCCTTTCTTTTTAATCGCCTCTCCCTCGCCGATTCCTCCCCTGACTTCGGAATTCCTGTATCATCTTTTGCCTTTCTTCTGGAGATGCGTTCTGAAATTGTTGTATCTGTGCTTGCCATTGTTCACCACCTCTCATTCTTCTGCTATTAGTTCTTTGTCTAGTTCCTGTATCCTCTTTTTTATTTTCAGTGACTTTAGCGCTAGTTCCACCACTGATAGATGTACTATTTCCTTTCCGAGTTTTGGCTCTTTTCGCAGATGACGTATCAAGAAGTCCAAAAGTTTCTCCTTTAATGTCTTCTTCATCTAATCGAACCATCCCTCTAACAATTTTTTGAACAATAGTATCACCAATAGTGTCACCAACGCTAACAAAATAATCTCTACCATTTCTTACTTCCCTCACATATGCTTTAACATAATTCTCACCTATTATCGTTGCAATCAATTCATACTTCGGAGATCTATCTGGTAGAGTCCAACCCAAAGGCCTGAATAAATTGTTACTTATAATTGGCTTATAGTATTCGTACCCAACATCATCAAATTGATATGGTTGGGCAGTCAACAAACTAACAATCAGGTAAAGATGGATCATAATAATCTAACATCAACTCCTTTTTCACCCTTAAAGGATTATTTTTTATATAATCAGACCAACCATCAGCCCATGCCCTCTCTCGCGATACAAACACTTCTGTAATTGAAGAAAGTGCTTCAGAATGAGTAGTATTTGGGAATTCTTTCATAAGATCATTCATCAACCCTTCATATGCTATGAATGCCACTGAATCATACATCTCATCTGCATATAGCCAAGTTAAAAAATATGAAGTATCGACTGTTATGTTTGGATTATCATCTACTCTCTTTTCGATGAAATCCTTTCTTGCATCTGCTTCATTGTAATATACTGGCATTTTATCCCCCTATCCAACTAATTATTTCTTTAAATCCTACTACTGCACAAAACCATTGAAATGTACAAAATGTTAATATAGAAGCCCATACTAATACTTTAATTAAATCGCCATCAAACATTAAACTATTTCACACGCCCCACCTGCACATGCTAATTCTCCTTGCAAGTTTGTATTATCATCCATCTCCAAAACATTTTCAAGATTTATCTCTTGTACATATTTAGAAAACCTCTGATACTCATTTTCATCTATATCTTCAAATGGTGCCTGCACATAAGTTCCTGTGTCATATGGCAAGAACGACAGACCATTAAAAGAATCTTGATTATCCCACAACCACTCACGAACTTCAGTCCAATCTTTCTCTTGTATAGAAACTGTTGCAGAAACGTTGTGAGTATTCATTCCATACTGATGCCCTGGCTTAACCCAGTTGTTTGTGAAGTATTTAACCCTATCAAGGAATTCGTTGACTTTTTCTGTTCTAATCTTAGCACGTGAAGGAGCCTGTACTGGAACTGTGATGACCGCCCCAGGCCCGAATTTCTCATCTTCAACAAGTTCTGGTAATGTTTCCAATAGATATTGATAGATGGCTTCGTTTTTTCCAACGCGTATTCTCCTTTTATAGTAGTGATTATGCCATGCATGGATACCAGATGATGTGCCCAGAACAAGTGATCCTGTTCCCTCGGGCTTTATACAAGTCACTCGTTTTGCAGGATTTATACCAATCAATTTTGCAACACGCTCATTCTCTTTTACCGCCTCAGATGCCGCTTCGGTAAAATCAAACTCACTTTCATCTATAGATGCAATACCTGTAAGTGACACGCCAAGAAGTGCTTCCTTTTCAGTTTGCTTTTTCCATTGGGCTCTTAAATAATGAAAATCAGTATATGATGCCTGCAAAGTACCCAAGAAAGCAGCTGCACGTGCACGTCTATTCAAATCCTCTTGCGATTCTAAATTAGACACATTAATAGATGTCAAATTACAGAATTGATATGGATTAAGACTTATTTCACAGCAAGGATTTGACCCAAGTTCAACATTGTTAGTAAAGTACATACCCGGCTCTCCAGAACCAGAATACTTGATGACATCCCATTTTGTATCAAACAGATCCTTAGTAATTAATGGCCGTGCAATTACAATTGAATTGTTAGAACGTGCTCTTTCTGGATAGAAATAATACCACTCAATCTTTCCAGTTTCTTTGAACTGTGTATAAGTAGATTCATTCAAAAATACATTTTCAGTCTTATAGTATTTTTCATTTTTCCAAACACTTACACGAATATTATACACACCATCTTCAGCTGATAAAATTTCTTCTTCAAGTACATCATAGGCTGATTTACAGCCCATCATTTCTTCATCATCTATACTAAACAATGAAATAAGTGCACTCCTACGAATTCCACCAGCAAGTACTGCATCTGCAATTATACATTGAATATCATGACATTCAAGTGGAGTAAGCTTCTCGCCATCTTTTTTATTATCCAACATGGTTTGAATCTGATTCAATGACTTTTTAAGTGGTTCTGGGCCAGGGGCTTTACCACCACTTATAACCAATCGTGCACCTTTATCTCGTATTGACCTATAATCAAATAATGGAAGTGCCCTATTATCAAAATATGCTCTCATTAAAACTTTTATTGCATCAGCCCAACCTTCAATGCTATCTTGTATCAAATACCTACGAGATTTTATAGGCTTCCTAATTTCTGGTAATTTGTCTACATGATGTCTCTGGACACTATATCCCACTCCCGCCCCCGATAGGAGTAGGAACATTGTTTCAGAAAACGCCAATATATCCTGTACTGGTAAGTATGAACAATTGAACATTCGCGAAGGATTTACACCTATTGCATCTCCTGCGAATTGCATTGATCTCATAGATGGAATAACATTCTTTTTATAAACATCTTTATAAATATCCTCAATTCCACCTTTCAAATCTGGATATCTATCCAAATGCATTTCTTTATTTCTATCAACCGTTTCTTTGTATGTTTCTCTCCTGTTCTTCTCAGGCAAATACTTAGCATATTTCATATGATGTATCAAATCACTAAGTATTGCTAAATTCTTCTCCATTTCTAATTCTCCTTATCCACAAATATCTTCCCAATTTCGTGCATCATCCCATTTCCCTACGGGATATGACAAACCTATTCTGCTAAATATCATTCTACCACTATTACTGCCTGGAATTTCAACACCTTCAAAAGTAAATGGAACATCCATCTTCTTAACGTGTTGCGACCAACCTTGTGCTATTTGTCCTATTGATACCTTTTTATACCTTTCAAAAACAGTAGGGCTGTCTGAATTATAAGCTCCACCTATCACCCAAGTCTCATCTCCTGTATATTCTTCAACCCTTACGACAATAGCATCCTGCTTGTGTTCTTTTCCAAGTTTATTTGCAAGTTCCCAAAAATCCTTCGAGGAAACTTCATCTGTTCTTACCACTAAATAAGACCTTTCAATTGCATCAACTAACTTATCCTCTGGACATGCATCATATGGTGTTCCTTCTATACTACATTCACGCCAGTGACCGACCAATTGATAAGGGCCTAATTTGACCTTATTCCATTCACTTCTCATGTTTCTATTTCTTTTTATATTTTCTGCTTTACTATATTCAGCTCTATATGCCGTTATCATTACAAAATCATTCTTTTCTGTATCAACCCTTTGTAATAATCTAGCCAAACCTGCCTCTGTGATTAAATTCACATTATCACTATCTATACCATATGCATCCATATGAGATATATTCTCAGTATCAAAAAAATCCATAAAACCTTTCATTCTATTCTCCTTAACAACGTTTCCAATGATTTATAGCTATCTTTGCAGACAATCCATTGTGGGTATTTCTATTTATCAAATTCAATATTTCTTTTGTATTCATGCCCAATAAAAAAATTTCATTAATATCTTTTTTTTCTATGGTATCTGGCCAGACAAAAATATCATGACCTAACTCCACTACTGATTCCATTCTATTGACTATTTCTTTATTCCTACATTCATTATCATAAACGAAAGTTAATCCGCTATGAAAAATGTCAGTAGCAACAGTGCAATCAGAGCCAGCCATACCGATACTATTAGGAAGAAACATACTATCAAAAGGCCCTTCAAGAATATAAACCCTTTTATTAATATCCACCTTATCCATCCCATAGATTTTAGGAAAATCTTCCCTAATTTTGATCGTAATGTATCGGAGTCCTTTTCCATTTAGATTTCTCCCTTGTAGTGCAACGAGATTCTTCTCTCTACTATAAAATGGAATTATAATACGACCTTCAGAAGCAAGAGCATCATGTTTTTTAGGAAGGAGCTTATTTACAAATTCTCTAAAATCGTCTGTATAATAAAGCTCATCAAGATTTGGTAGTTTCCTACTTTGTAGGTACTTCTTAGCCACGTGCGAATCATCTAAGTTATTAATCGGTATTACATCACCTGTAGTAATATAATCATCCAATTCGTTAATATTGAAAATTGGTTGCTCGAATTTAAATTTTGGTTTTTGGTAATTTGAAAATCCATTTTCTCCAGAACGGAACCTTTCCATAACATATTCTTTGTGCAACTCAGGATCAAAATCTTTAATAAAGGTTGATGCTGTTTTACCTATCCCACAATTATGACATTTGTAAAACATATCATTATTCTTTCGATAAAAAAATCCACGAGCCTTATTTGGGTTCCTCTTTGAATCACCACAAAAGGGGCAACGGAATTGAAATAGATAATCACCCTTTGATTGGAACTTGTTAAGACGTGCGGATAGCGTATTTATGTATTTAATATCAATATGTATCATACCTATAGTATACCATAAAAATACTAGTTTGTCAAGGCTTATTTCATTAGTTGAAAAATAGATAAAATAGCACTTGCAAATGCAGGAACACTAGCACCAAATATAATAATCTTCCAAGAGATTTTTAAAGTGGTTTCTATTTCCTTCAGCCTAAGTTCAATATGATATAAATGATTGTCTCGCATTTCCTCCATCGTTGCAGAAAGTTTGTCAACTCTGTCACTAACTGCTCCAATACGCTCTGCTAAAACTTTACTAAATTCGATTTTTTCTTGTTCCAATGACATTTAATTTACCTGACCCGATTTCTTTTTCTTTTTCTTTTTGTTACGCCGAATTAACTTTTTCTGTGCTGCTTTTGATACTATTGAAGGATCAGTTAAGCTAGGTATGCCACCACTACTGATACTTGTTGATGGTGCTACTTCACTTAAATAGTTTTTTGCACTGGTTTCTAAATCTTCCCATACAAATTTTAAGAAGGTTTTTTCTCTTAGGACATTTATCTCACTGTCATCATATTCTTCTTTGAAGAACATATAAGATGCAGCTGCAAAGCTCCCAAGACTCTTACCAATTATAGGTACTTTCATTATCAACTTTTTCAGATTCCATACCATCCTCTCAAAATAACCATAAGCTTTCTTTTCAGCAGTACCACTCAACTCTCGCTTCTTTTTCAATATATTACCTTCATCATCAATAATTCCAAGCTTATAAGCTTTTGTCTTGTTGAAAGGTTGGACTAGAGCCTTGATAAATCTGAACACCAAATAATAATCTACTCCAGTTGATATTATTCCCATCGTATTCTTAACCTTTTTATAACTTCTTGATTTAACGGTATGTCTACAGTATTAATTTCACCCTGCTCCAATCCATGAACTACGTCAGGCAATCTATTCAAACCTACTAAAAACGTTTTTAATAGTGACCAATAGGATTCTTCCAACTTAAAAAACAAAATGGTAGTTGTACTATTTCCAAATATATTATAGAGAGTGAGAAGGTGATTGGTTATTAGACCGTCCTTCAATTCTCCCTTGTTTTCATACCTATTGAATAAACGCTTGATATATTTAATGTGATTAAGATCTTCATAAAAGTCATCTAGTCCTGTACAGGAAGGATTATCATAATTCTTCGCTGCGTACAAGAAAAAATTGTCATCATTAATCACATCAAACATAACAAACCTTTAATTTAATTATTCGGGAAATTCGTCTATAGACCCTTCTGCTTCACCTGTAATTGAACTCATTGCTACCAATGTTTCATATTGAATCCGACCAGCACGACCGCCTGTTCCAACAGTTCTCTTGACCCAGCCTGGATGTTGAACAGTTGCAGGTGAGCCAGAACCCAACGTCGCCACAGCTGTTGCTGTAACACCAGTAAGAGTACTATTTCCAGAACCGTCAACTGTAATGTCAACTGCAATACCACTATTAGCATTGTCAACATTTGATGCTAATTTTATATTATTAGCATCCACAAAAATCACATAATAAGTTCCTGCAGATAGTCCTGTAGGAAGTGTATTACTACTAGCCAAAGTTACTTCATCACCAGTTTCCATTTTATGTCCTGTAACCGTAATTTGATCCGTTGCTGGATCAACTGCACTAGCACCATTAAAAGTTTTTGCTACAGGTGCTGTAATCGCAAGTGCCGGTGCAGGATCATAACTTGCTCCCTGATTTGTTATAGTAATTGATGTAACTTTTCCTGTTGTTGCACTAACAACCGCAGTACCAGCTCCAGCACCAGATGCGACAGTAACGGTTGGTGCAGATGCATATCCAGTTCCGCCACTATCTACAGACATTGAAACAATAATACCTTCACCACCTGTCGTTTCAGCAGTAGTAACTCCAAAAATAGCATTAGAATCTGAAATAGATAGATTTCTTGGTGTTTCTCTTTTATGGACTGCTTTACTAGCACCAGCATCGGCCCCTGCATAATTAGCAGTCAAAGTTAATACAGTATCACTAGTAATAGACTTTACTCTATTAGCAGTGGTGTCTGTCGTAACCATAAGTAAATCACCAACATCAATTTCGTCAGTAAACGATGTACCAGATCCAGTGACCGTAGCACTGTTGCCGGCAACTGTTACTGTACCTGTCAGTGTTGATTTATCCACATTTCCCCATAAACTCATGATTGTTCTCCTTTTGTATTATTTAGTCTTCTTCTGATTTCTCAGCTTTTTTGGTTCGGCGTGCTTCAATACGCTTTACGGTTTCCCTATATGCTTTGGTTCGACCATCAAATGATGTATTGACTTTTGATCTACGCTTTCCATCTGTTAATCTGGTTGATGTAGTTTTATATACCTTAGTACGTCCATCAACCTTTTCTTTTTGCTCTTTTTTTTCATCCTCTTTTGGTGGCCCTGATAGAATCTTTCGTATTTTATCCACCAGATCGGGATCATGTGCTTGTACAAATGGGTTATCATCCATTTTTATTCTCCTTTTAAAAAGTCCTCGACTATTTTTGTTAATTCCTTGTTTCTCTTTTTCTTTGATTTATGATTATTTTCAATAACTAAATCCCATTTATCCCAATCATTCAAAGAATTTTCTATAACGTGTTTATTGTCCTCGGCATCTGGTCGATTTATTCGTATCAGTTTACCATTGCAATCAAGAATCCTTTGTGCTTCATTTGGAAATCTTACATCATCAATAATCCAATAATCTGTAGCCCAAGTGAATTCACCCATAATCTTTTCATTATCACAACCAAAAAGGGAATTTACCCAAACATTCTCATCGCCACAATCTCTAGCTGTAGTACCAATTGTTTGAAGAATTTCACGATAATTGGATAAAATCAATCCGCTATTAGACTTCCTAGTATGAATGTATATTGGAATGTTGTCTCTTTTATCCCTTTGTATTTCTTCTTTATTGCTTCTATATAATTTAGAAACTATTTCATATATTGGACTCGCAAAACTCTTTATCTCGCACGTCTTTCCATTTTCTTCTAATGCCTCTTTGAAGATTTTTGCCACTCTGGACTTTCCAGACCTTATCTTTCCACTTAATCCGATAACCATAATCACTCCATTTTCTATTGAATCGCAACCTGCACCTACGCCTTAGGTTACTGTACATTTACAAATTTTTATAAACTATGAATACTTCACCCTTGTCTACTGCACCATCACCCCCCGCATCAGACTCAAATTCTTCTTTTGTTGATGATTGATTTACGTTTGGTTTATCAGACGTTAAATCGACCCATACAATACCGCCAGAGTCTTTGACTTGTTTGACCATCTTTTTAGCTTGCTTCAATGTATTTGAATCATCAATTACATCAAAATTTGCTGTGTCTTCTACTATATCTAAACTTTGTGCAAATTCTTTGAAAGATTTGAAAGTTCTTTTTTCGGTTTTCATACTTTCCCCTTTGGCTAATTTGGTAGCGATTGCATACATTACTTCTTTCCATTTATCGCCATAATTCTTTTTAAATTCTGCTGTTTTCTTTTTTAACTTCAATACATATTTTTCTAACCTTTTATTTTCGTCAGATGTCAGCGTTCTTTCTTGGACTTGTTCTTTGACATTCATCCATTTTCGCACATCGTTGTACAACTTTTCCTTATCTGAATCTGACATATTTGGTACTCCACTTTTAAAACTATCGAGATCACCATCTACTACAGCCTTTCTCATTTTGGATGCCGACATACCTTCTACACCCTGAGCATCTGGATCTCTTTCACCAGCAGATACGATTTCTATTCCATTAGAAAAATCATAAAAACCATGTACTGCTTTCTTCCCATTATATTTATTCAAAAGCCTATCAAATTCTGAAATCCTATCCGACCCAACTACCATCATCACCTTTTCATAACCAGCATCATATAATTTGGTTAATATATGAATTGCTGTCTTGCACTTTTTATTGGATATGATGTTCTTAACATATTTAGGAAATGCCTTTTTCATATATTTAAATTTCACTTCATGAGGTAAAGGATCTTTATCTGGACTTTGCGACCAACTAGGATAGATATAGAAATCAGCCTTATTCTGTTCGGCAACACTCTCAACTTTCTTGATCAATTTTTCATGACCTACAGTCGGCGGGTTGAATCTACCAAAAGAAAACACTACAGTTTTCATCTAAAAAACCTCTTTATTCTAGTTCTTAAAAAACCTATCATAAAAAATACGTCATACAAAACACACAAAAAACTTTTAAAAAACCACAAACCTAATCTAGTTCGCAAAAGTACATAATCAATAAAACGCATTTATTTTCCTATACCAGAATAGGTTTTGAGCCATTGTTCCCAACCATATGCATCTACGTTGTAGATTGCCTTGCACCTATTTGAGCCCGTCTGCACCAGCCCATCCAAATGGTAACAGCCTGCTAAACTGATCCAACCACTTATCCCAACCATATGCATTTTGATTTTTAACCTGACCAGAAAGTTTTGACCAAGACTTGTAGATTGCACGAAACACACTTTGATCAATTCCAGTTTCCCTTTTCATATGCATAGCAAAACTCGTTTCATCATAATTCTCCATAGAATTTGAAAGTTGGTCTATTACATATTCTTTATTGGTAAATTTTTCAGTTAGTTCATTGACTAATTCCGAATACTTTTTCATCTCATTTTTTCCAACGATTTGGTAATTCTTTCAATATTATCAACCAACCCAGGCACACTTCTTGAAAATTTTTCTGCATAACGCTCTGGATTCCTTGCATTATCAAGAGCAATCTTTAATTCATCCAATGCAAAATTCAATACTTGTGATAATTCATCTGGCTCAGTATATTGTAATGCTGGCTCTCTTATTCCACGACTAGATCTAAATTGACTATCTCCGTATAATTCATTAAAAGTCTTCATTTAAGTCTCCTATTTATCCCAATTTTTAATACCATTGAAATTGTTATATGAAAATTCTAAACGGTCAACAAGCTTCACTGCATCACCCTTGATAGTATCAATTGCAACATATCCCTCATCATTAACTACTTTGTAGCCACTATCTGTTCTTACAAACGTATTAGGAAACTTTTTAAAACCCTTATCTAATTTATTTATAATCATCATTTTTGCATCCACCAGATGATTATGCAATTCTAATGATGCCTCAACAACAGACATCCAACCTTTTACTTTCTTTACAAAATCTTCTTTTTCTTTGTTCTTTTTATCCTTACCAGCATCACTTTTCACTTTCGGTAAAATCTTAGTTTCATAATATTTTTCAATATAATCTGGATAGGCTCTTGCATGCGATCTTGTATTGGTTACTTTTTCACCAGCTCGAATTTTAGAATTGTTATAGGTTTTGATAGACGCCCCAATTACACTGGAAGGTAAACTATTTTGGTGCTTCAAGAATGCATCCAAATCACCACTAACCACTTTACGAAATGACTTCCCTGCTTCCGACAAGGCCTTAGTAATCTCATTAGTTTCTGATTTGGTCATCGATACTGAGCCTGAATAATCTTCATAATTAACGTCTGAATACCATACTCTCGGCGTTTTCTTCAAATTAGATACATCTGCACCAAATGTGGCACCCATGCTTTCTAGTGAATCGCCAGTATAAGTAGTATGGAAAACAATTCCTATCTGTGCTGTTTTTATTTTATCGTCAAGAGCCGATCCTGTCGGAACAGCATATACGATTGTATTAGGTTGAAATATAGTATATTGCTTTCCATCTACTTTTACCGATGAAAGATCTTCTTTGGTAAACATCATGTCACCTTGTAAGACCCCATCAATACCAAGTGTTTGAAGTTCCTCGAATGCTATTTTTAGTTTGTTGGCTAGTCCACCTTTATAGCCTAACTTTTCGATGTCATCCATAGACTTAACTAACTTGGCATTTTTGTTGAAAACACCCTTTGTACCTACAAAAAACTTTCCATCAGATGGATCTGTACCTACGAATAACGCAGGAGCTCCATCAAATTTAACTGTAACTTTTACTCGACTGGCTGATTCACCAGATAACATATCCCTGAGAGACTGTAAGAAGCTAATTGCTTCCCTCGCACCATATGTACCAAAGTTGAAAATTTCATCTTCAATATGCTCTAAGTGAAGATTCTTTTTCGGTGCGGATTCTTCTTTGAGAAATTGTTTAAAGGTTAACATCTATCCACCTATTTTAAGATGTACTGCAGAAAAATCAGCCATTGACAAACCAAAATACAACATCTTTTGGGCCACCATATTTGCTTCTTCAAACCTACCTCTTTTACTCCTAGCTAAAATAGTCCACCATCCAGCAAAAACTACATTTTGAAAAGTTGCATTAAGCTTAACACTCATTTCATTTATCACTTGAGTTGTACTTTTACTAGAAAATTTAGAATCTATATAGTCATTCATCCGTTTTTCAAAAATTGCAACACCTTCAACGAACTTTGACGAATCAAAAACTTCATATTCCTTTTCAAGAGTAGGTTTTTCTTTAGTTCGTGCACTAACAGATCTCGAAACTACTGTACTTCTTTTAACATTTGTTCTATACATTCTACTAACTAATCTATATCTCTTTTTACCTTTATCTGTAAGAACATATTTACCCTTCTCATATTCTATGTTACCATCACCACGAACTTTATTCACAATTTTAGTGATTGTATTACTCCCAGCTGCATCATCAATATAAGACAAAAATACTTTACCATGTGAAGCTTCAGTACCTTTTTTTACAACTTCACCGCGAATTAATTCTTTAGCCCCACTTTGAAAAAGTCTGTAACTTATACTATGTATCTTATCTGGTTCATTTGAGCCGGGAACACTCAATACCAAGTTTTGATTTATGCCTTGAGTGAATAATGCTCCCAAAACTATCTCAAAGCTTTCTACTGTCTTTAGTTTTTTTCCAATATCTATAACTTCTACATTGCCACCTTTTTCAAATTTCTTTAATGACAATCCAATAATACCAGTAGAATTTTCCACACTTTCTTTGAGATAGCCATTTAAATCAACTAATGACTCATATTGTTTCACTTTTTCCTCAACACCATCATCATACGAAAACCAAACATCTGCAGGATTCCATTTATCATTATTCCAGGGCGTTGACATCGTTTCGTCATCTTCATAAAGTTTTTTAGCAAGTTTGTTCATAAAAAACTTAGCACTATCTTTATAATATTTTTTAGGAGCTTTTCCTAATTGTTCATTAAGTGCTTCAGCTGCATTACTTATTGATTTCTTCCAATCAACACCTACAGAAAAATTGAATATTTTTTCAACTTGATCCTCACTATATTTTTTACCATCAACTAGTATTTTTCCTCTACAGTCATCAGATTTCCAATAAGTCTTATTGAAAATATCATCATCTTTATATTTAAAACTTGCTGCTAAAGCAAAGAGAAAACCAGATTCTTGATACGCTGTTCCTGCAGAACGCTTTTGATTTCCTGCAAGTTGCATAAGATATTTCATAGATTTTGAAGTTGGATATTCATTTTTAGCATCAAAATCTATAACAAATCCCATAAATGCCGTACTCTCATTTTCTAATCCATCAACACTATCATTAGGATCAACTATTTTTGTTTTAACTGGCAAAACTTTATTTAAAAAATCTCTAAACTTTTCGGCACTCACCGCCAAATCATCAGTTGTCCATTCGGCCGGCATAGCTATTCTTTTTGGGTTTGATTGCAACATATCCTTATTGAATTCAATACCCAATATATCTCCAGCCTTATGCAAATAATCCTTTAAGGCTGGTATTGTAGTAATTTTAGGGAACATATCTTTCTGAAGAACTTTTATCTGATCTGGTATCGAAACACCTTCATTCATAAATTCAGTCAAACCATAACTAATAGCCATCTCATCCCACTCCTTCAACCACTCACCATTAATAACTTTTAAATATTGTCTGAAATTTAACATCTGCAACCCCAAATAAAGAATTCCTAACTATTTATGGAACAATGATTTTTGACTCGGGCGTGACAATTGCATTGAACGTATCTCGATGCTTCTCTATTAACTCAGCAACTGGATCTACAACCCACAAGACATGACTAGACTTCAACGTAAAAGTATTATCAGGTAGATCTGCATAGACCATAAAAGGTACGAATCCTATTGCAGTTTCAGTGGGAACAATTATCAAACCATTTTTAATATGCGTCATTTTCCGATGCTCTGATACCCCATATTCACAAAGTATTTCTTCACCTGTTTTCAATCTTACAATTTTCACTTCACTCATTTTAACTTCTCCTTACCACAATTTTGCAACTAACATTAATAAAAATAAACCAATAACAATAGCAACTGAAAAACTAAAAATCCATTTACCAATCATAATAACCCCCCTAATGTCCACCAATTGGTGTATTTAACCAATCCATAATTTTTTGCCAAAGAGTTTTAGGTTTGTTTTCAACAACCTTTACTTTTTTCTTTTTTTCAAACTTCAACTTCTTACCTGTCGTTATATCAACTTGACCTTTCATACTACCCCCTTAGTATACAATACAATAATATAGCACTTAAAAAAAGTATTGAACCTATCAAATCAGGAATAAAATTATCATTCATATCTTTCTCTACACTATATTAGACGTATTAAAACCAAAAAGGTTTAGGGCATTTGCCTTAAAAAGTGCCCAAAGTTGTAAATATCTTTTATTATTATTTTTATTGGTGGAAAATCTTCCCAATTGGGCTTCATTGCATCTATACCCCAAGCCGTTTCAAATCTCCACATTAACCATTGCTTCGGCGGTATAGGTAGAAACGGGAACCTATGCCACCAACCCTTCCTTCTAACTCTCCAACCATACTTCAATAGAGTTAGTATTATCATTCTTCCTCGCCCCAATTCCATTTTTCATCTTCCATCAATTCCAAAACTGGAGCTGTTTTACAACAGCTTGGACATGCCCAATGAAATTTAATAACATCTTCTACTTCATATACCCTTCTTACTACTCGCGAATATCTTGGAAATTTTACTGTAATAATCATAGAACAAAAATTACAATAAAACCTATAAGTTTTCCCATTGCCTTGATATATACACCACATACTATGTAAGTTACTATCATCAACTAGTATACTAGAATCATCAGGTATAGTAAATACAGATTTAACTTTATATTCTTTCACTTCGTTATCTTATCTTCCAATGATTTTATCATTTTCTCTAAATGTTTTCGATGCTGCTCCATTTTATCATCTTGCAATTGATTATATTGTTCAATATTAGAAATAGTTTCATCTTGCACTACATCACGTTCTCTATTTTCTTCAATCATTTCATCTTGTTCTTCGGTCAATTTTAATAATTCTCTAAGTTGTCTTGCCTGCTCTTGATCGCTATCATAATGTATTTTTTCACTTACAATCTTTTCTAATTTCACGCTATGGATTTCACTATTGGGTACAAATCTCCATATCATTCCACGACCATTAACAATTCCAAATATAGTCTGCGTTGCACCAATCTTGATAATAGTTGCAGGTTCATCTTCCAACCAAACAAGATCCCCTTCTTGAAAATGAGGATCATGCTTGAATGCAAGTCCTTTTGCAAGCTGCGTTGCAAAATCTTTGAACCATAGAAATATAACTATGGATACTAAAACACCAAGCCACGGTAATATCAAATCTGTTACCTCTGGTATCATTTGACTTAATTCATTTATACCAATTGCATCATCCATGACTATACCCTAAATTTATTTTTCAACTTCCTTCTGCTCTTTTCTCAATTTTTCTCGCGATCTCCAATCCCAACGTTCTTTCAGTTCTTTCAGTATTTCTATGTTCGGTTCAACTATGATTAGTTCTACAGATTCGCCTGGTTCAATCTCAATTGTGGTCTTAGGTGCAACCACAGGTTCTTCTTCAACTTGACTACAATAAGCAGTAAAACCAATAATAAAAAGAAAAATAAGTAATTTTATTTCCATTTCTTCATTTCTCCCCAAGTTGTTACTAATTTATTTTTAGGTTCAATTTTCAATCCCATACCGCCGTAGTATCTCGTTACTTCATTTGGAGTCAGCGGTCTGTTATAGATTGCAATCTCATCAAATCTACCAGAAAAATTATGCTCCAACTTATGATCAGTTGCAAACATAATAGGCTGACCACTAACCACAGGTCTTAGTACATTTGATTCGCGAATGTGCTGCTGACCATCCCAATACCCCATCAACACGCGATTAGTTCCATCATAAACAACAACATAATGATGATAAGCAAACTGTGCATCATGCGTAAGAAACTTATAGGTTTTGTCACCAAATCTCAAATTGGTCGTGTATAGATCATACTCATACTCAGCTACCACTTCTTCTTCAACCATCACACCATCTACTATAACACCTTCCATCCAACTCTGTCCTTCAGTAACCGTTTCAGACGTTATATATAGTGCAATCTTATCGCCCCATGACCAATAATAGTTTCTATCCAAATCCCATGGCCCGAATTCTCGACCAACATCAAGGCCAACTGTACCAAATCCACCTTGAAATCCTATAGAAAATGATCTGGTATTGTAATCGGATATGAAAGGTATTTCCAAATAACTGAATCCATCTGCACCCAATATTTGAACCAAATTGGAGTACCAACCTTCTCCCTTAGTACCATCAATAATTTCGGGAAAGCCAAAAACCTTCATACCATTTTTCCCTACTTTATCCAAAATAATCGGATCGCCAGTCTGACTATCTTCAAAGTCGTAGTAACTGACTATTCCGTTATTAGGTATTCGTACATCATCATAATGCTTACCATGTGCTTTCAACGTAAAAAGTAATGACAAAAATAAAAATATAGTTGCAACACCAACCCATCGTATCGTTGCCTTTTCCATTTTTATGCCTCTAGTTTAATAGCTCCCCTCTCGCCCACAATTCTGTAAGGCGTTCGTTCTCTTTATATTTATCCAATTCCTTTCCTAGTTCTATTACCTTCTTTTCTAATAGATCTATATAATCACTAATACCTTTTTGAGTTGTTAATGGAACATCCATCCATTCTGGTCTTTCAATTATCATCATTTATTTCCTTTTTTATAGTCGTTAGCATGAAATCCACTACCCTTGAGCATGAATCCAGAACCACCCGTAATTACCCTTTTTACAGCACCTTCACCAAAAAGATCATGCATCCAAGTATAAGCATGATTTGATCCAGTATATTCTGGTACTAAACAATATTCACCACATTTTTTCAATGACTCATCTTTGATACTCTGATCTACCAGAAACTTACATCCTTCAACCCTAGAATCATCTATCAATTTACAAAGCTGACACTCATATTCATATATCATTGTACTAGTCTCACTCTACCCTTTCCATATTGCAAATCACTATATCTCAATTTTATAAGACAACGCTTTCCACAATATGTTTTTTTACTTCCTTCTTTCAAATTAACTTTGAATTTATATCCTTCAAGAAGATCACAATCTTGTTTCAAAATCTTACAATCCAAACACTCATATTCGTATATCATACTGTAAAACTCTCCCCACACCCACACGTGCTATTTGCATTAGGATTAACTATCTTAAATCCAGTGCCATTCAAACCACCTTCAAAATCTATTGCAGAACCCGCCAAATACAGGATACTACGATTATCCACAATAAGATTGATCCCGCCGACATCAACAACCTTATCAGCATCTCCTTCATTATCAAACCCCAAATCATACATAAACCCCGAACAACCGCCACCGATTACTTTTATTCGCAATCCATGACTGTCGTCCTCTCTAAGTTCCATTGCCTTAGATTTTGCTATAGCTGTAATGGAAAGCATCAATGAGACTCGTAAAACCCTGTATCTCTTATCGGAATATGTGGTCGCGAACCACCATTAGCCTGACCTGTTGCTTGTTGCTTAAGCAATTCTTCCTCTGGAGTACATGATCTATCCAATGGCACAGACCCATCATTAACAATATATTCTTCACCATTTTCTATCAAGTAATCTTGGAGCTCTTTGCCACTGATATCAGAAAGAATCAAATTATCCGATAACTGTACACATGGCTGCTGTGCCTGACCTGTCTTTTCTACCATTTCTTGAAAATTTTCTGGTATATGTATCTGCCTTTCTTCATATTCTATACCATACTTCGCCAATATTTCCCTAACACCACGACTCCAACCACACTGTTGCTTTAGATATGCTATAACCGCCATTAATTTCTCCTTTCTATCTTTCGTAATATGGATTTTCACCAGTTGAATGATCCGTTACGTCCTGTATTTCATAAACTTCTGAATAATGTTCAAATACAATATTTTCTACACCTTGCGTCAGTGTAAGTGCTGATGATGCACAACCTTGACATCCACCTTTCATCTCAATAAACAAAACTCCGTTGTCCTCATCAAATCTAATTACGTCAATTCTACCGTTATGCATTGCAACTTGCGGATTTACTTGCTCATCCAGTAATTGCTGACAGCCCTTTTCTATTTCATTCCATATTGGCTTGTTAGGATTATCTATAACAAACCCAATTTTATCAACACTCTCTTTATAATCTATAGTCGATCCTTTAAGGTTATTGATAGAAACGTCATCAATAACAAGAGTAACATCATCAAATTCATAAAAATCATCTCTGGCGTGGGTTATTGGATCTTCGTCTTTTTCCGCTATCCCCATCGTGTACTCGTACTCTGTTGCTGTCTTTCCCGCTATCATCACCCGAACTAGGGCGTTGCTTGGGTCTACTTCTTCTCCTTTTTGGATTACTTCTTGGAATACTTTCAGTGCGTCTGGAGTCACGTTTAATTCGGCTTGACTCATCAGGAGTTCTCCTTTTTTTCAAAAGTTGTTCATTCTTTTTGCGATGCATTTCCTTAAATTCTTTATCAACATTTCTCCGCTTAGGTGCGGTACGGAAATGGGTTGATAATTTTGAATTCGGAACTCGTACTCTATCGACATTACTTCGTATGACTACCGTTGATGGTTCATCATACCATAATTGATTATAGAAATACAACCGTCTTGGAATTGGCTTTGGCACATATGCAAACAATCCATTATAACTATAATATTCACTATGCGGTATCGGATGTACTCTAATAATTGGATAATCATCTCTAGGATATGGGTCATAATCAACCGTAGCTACACAACCCCCAAGAAATATAGTACCAATAATAACACCTATTTCTAAAGTAGTTTTTAACATATTAACTCCAACATTCAAAAATGTGATGAGGTTTCACATATGGTTTATCCATATTTTCACCAGTTGGGTAAACCTCGATTATATTTGAAACTTTGAAAAGGATTATTTTGTCTACTGACTTTTTATAATGATACCATGCGTTCCTAGATCCATAATGAGTAGATTTCTCCATTCTACCAATACCCATCAACGGATCAAAATTATGCATAACCATCATTAATTCTTCTTTTAAGTTAGGATCATCCCTATCCCATCTTTCATGAAACAAATACCGATCAGATATAAAATGTGTAAATTTCCAAATACTCATTATACTGGATTCGTTGCAATATGCTTTGTTATTTCCTCAGTAACTTTTGCTTTATAATGAATTTTACCTTCAATATTCAAAATTATATTTTTTTTATCTAAATCTTCATTAACTATTTGCTTCCATGCATCCTTAGCACTTTCTGCTTCGATCTCAACCATATTCTCGGAAGCTTGAGTATATGTAATACGAAATGTTTTCATTACTTCCCCCCTATAAATTGCTAAACATCATTATGAGTAAACTAATTACAGTGAAAATAAAAACCAATAGTACCCACTCTATCAATTTTTGTACTGACATTTTTATCATAGTTGTATTCCCTCAAAATCATAATCTCTGGACTTATTAAAGCCATTTGTTGTTGTTAAATCACCAATGTTATTGTCTACTATTTCACTCTGTGCATTATCTTCAACATCATATAATCTCATTTTTGATCTATCCAAACCAACAACAAATTTTTTATATATGGTTGGGTCATTATAACGATTCTTCAATTGCTTAACTGCTATCTGATCGAGATTATCCAAATCTTCGGTGCTTATAATTGCAATCATAAAGTCAGCAGTTGCCGGTAAACCAAAACTTTCAGATGTATCTGTAAGTTCAACATCTGTATTTGAAAATCCAACCCTATTGGTCTGCGTTGCACTCATTATAGGTACATTTCTTTCAACTGCCAAACCTCTTATTTCCTCAGCAATCGACTTTATATGATTATAACTATTTGTATATGCACTAGCTTTAATTCTACTTGACGCACAAATATTTATATAATCTATGTAAATTATATCGGGAGTAAAACTTATTTTTAACCGCAATTCATTCAATAAATGACGGAAATGTCCTGCATGAGCAACAGCTGTTGGATATTCCTTTATAATCAACTTACCAACTGTTTTTTCTCTTATACCTTCTATTTTTTGTTCATACAAATCCTTTGGCAATTGCCTCAAATCTTCCATTGACACATTCAATAAATTTGCATCAATTCTCTCTGCAATCCTTTCCTCTGCCATCTCCAGTGTAATATACAAAACATTCTTACCATCAGTTAAGTTACCAGCTGCACAATGACACATGAACAAACTTTTACCAACTCCAGTACCCGCCATAACTATATTCAATGATTTTTTAGACAATCCACCTTTAGTTATCTTATTCATCAACTCCAAATCAAACGGTATCTTTTCCTCTTTTCTATGATAATAATCAAACCGCTCGTCGCTGTTATCAATATAATCATGACCAACATCAGGATCAAAACTGATAGAAAGTGCTTTACCAACCAACTCTGGTATACTCTCTACTGTTTTTTCCTTTGATTTATCATCATATATCTTTATAGATTCCATTATTGCATTATACAATGATTTATCTTTGCAAAACTTTTCAGTTTCATCAGTGAGCCAATCAATATCAATAGGCCCATCCTGCTCTAAATTATCCACATATCCTATAAGTTTTGTATATTCTTCATCAGTGATTTTATTGCCCTGACCAACTGCTATACTTATAACTTCTTTTGTAGGTAATGTATTATAGTTCTCCATATGAGAAAATATTTCATGATATATTAACTTCTCTGTTCTATCATGAAAATATTCCGACTCAATAAAAGGTATAACCTTTCGTGCGTAATCCTCATTATAAAGTAAATTTCTCAAAATAGTAGATTCTATTCTACTCACTATTCGACCTCGTTATCTATAAGTGTTATAGTTTCTGTTAATTCCTCTTGAGTTTCCTTTTTTGTTGGATTGGATTCAGTTTCCATACCATAGCAAAACTTCTCTTTTGCTATCTTTTCCAATTCTACCATTATCTCATCTGTAAAATATTTACTCGGCTCTGCATATATAACCTTTGCATAGATCTTTTCACCAGTTGGCATTTCGACACGATTTGATACTTTCTTAAATAAGCCAGTTTCAACTCCTAACTCCACCAAACCATAATATCTATCCAATCCTTTTTCATATGTCAATAAGCATTCCACCAATTGATTCTCTTTAGTCAGTCTACTTTTTTCAGTTCGCACTTTTATTATATTTCCGATTACCTCACCATTATCACGTTCCTTTTTCTTAGATAAGTTGAGTATTGTTGATGCAGAATATTTTAGACCAGATCCACCAGACATTTCTTTTTGTGGAAAGTACGAACCTACCACATCATATACATGATTACAAACAAGTAACGGAACTCCTGCTTTCGCAAGTTTCAAGTTCATTACTCTAAATGTTGCTTTGAGTATCTGAGCTTTGGTCATATCTCTGGTTTCACTACCTTCAGCAGTATCTTCAATTTCTTTTGTTGATGACAACTGCCCAAGACTATCCAAAACCATAACCAAAGGTTTCCGCTCTTCTTCATCCTGTGCAATATAATTGTCTAAAATTTGGATTGATGTATGTCTAAATTTTTGAATTGTATCTGGTTCCGATTTTACTATCCTAGTAGTATCAATTCCACGAACCTGCATCATTTCATTAGTAACAGCAGATTCCGTATCAAAATATATAACTCCACCTTGTTCATTATCCATCAAAAACTGCTTGATCACTCCTAACACAAAAAAAGTTTTTCCTGTTGAAGCTTCACCTGCAAACGCAGTTATCTTATTATTTGCAACTCCACCATAGAGTGATCCAGATAAAATAGCATTAAGGATAAAAGATCCAGTATCCATCGTACCACTGAACTCTGCAGAAGATTTACCTTCTGAAGCAATTGTGGTATGTTCATCATCTAAATCCTTTACTATATTTTCTAAAAATTCAGTCATCACTTTCTCCTAAATAAAGATCTTCTTCAACCAACCCCAAAAAGTTAGTTTTTCAACATCTTCACCTTCTTCAATTTTTGCATCTGCCCAGACATCTGCATCCGTAACCTTTTCTACCCATTCTTTATCGTCATCCTGACGAGCTGTAGGCGTTGACCAATTTTTTGGATCTTCCACTATAGCCTGAACAGTTTCTGCATATTTCTCACGAGCACCACCTGCAGCTTTTATATTGGCTGCCAATGCTTCTTCAATATCCTCTGTTGAAACTCCTTCTTTGTCTGGTTCAACAACCGTATCTTCAGTACCCAAAGTCCAAACATCGCGATCACTGTCTTCAAGTGGCTCCTTAACTCCTATTTTCCTTTCAAGTAAATCATTTTCTAAATCAATTGCAACCTGCTTTGTATCCAATTTATTCCGAATTTCAACCACTCTATCATCATCCAACGAACTCAAATGACTTTTTACATCAATTCCAAAACTTTGAATAATATCTACAAAATCAGTAGCCTTTTTGTCATATTCCTTGGCTAATTCATATACTCTCATCTTTTGCCTCCATAATATTCTGTGCCATGACCTTCCTCAATCAAGATTGATTGCACAGACTTATCATCAGTATCACTTAAAAATAATTCACCCAAACACCGACCAAATTTACCGACGCCATGTGAAGTTAAAACAAATTTATTATCATTAGCTTCTAACAATTCAATCAAACGTGCCTTCGCTGCAAGACCACGCTTCTTTTCTTCCAGATCACGCGTCCTACTTTCTGGAGTATCGATGCCATAAAACCTTATACGCTTTTTAACAATGACAGAAAAACCTAAATCAATATATGCATCGACAGTATCTCCATCAATAACCCTTTTCAATTCACAGTAATATTGAAACATTACCCAAAAAACCCCTCTAATGTTGATATTCTTTCATGATTCCAACCAATAGCATTTGTAACTGTCTTGATTGGATCTATATATGATTTTTCAAATTGCAAATCGTAGTCTATATATTTATCCAAACCAAATTCTTCTGGCAAAGTATTAACAAAAGCAATAACTTTATCCCTAGTAGGATTTGGCTCTTTTAAATATGTATACTTAATTTTTTCCCCTTCTTTTATTGATTCATAATCCATACTCAGTTTTTTATCATTTAATATCTGATTATAAATCAAAGATCCTTTTACCTGTATTGGAGTTCCTTTTATATACCCATGTACCGAATCAAAATATTTTTTCAAACCACTTACAGTTCTTGGAAATGAAATTTCTTCCGTAGGCAAATCCTTAAAATTCTTCTTAAATTCCTCTATATATTCAATTAATTCATTTTCATCCCCATTTAATATTATCTTCATAGATTCTAAAATTTTATCTCGACAGGATTGCGGAGTTGAACTCCTTACTGCTTCAATGCCCATAATTTTTATCTTTGGCTCTTCATTCCTAACCCCTTCATTATCCCATACATTTAATACATATCTTTTCTTAGAAGTCCAAATTCCCTTCTCTGCAATAACCTCACGTTTCATTATCATTTTTTGTCGATAAGAATTCATATACTCGGCCAATTCTTCAAATGACTTATCGATATAAGGCTCTATCTTATCATTGCATATTGTATCAATAAAATCAACAATTTTATCAGTTGTTGATACCGGCATCACCTTCTCAATCAAACTACCCAAAGTTACATAAATAGAATCTGTATCGCTTGCAATGACATAATCTTCATCTTCTGTATCTAAAATACTATTCAAATAATCATTCATCTTACGCTCTATCCAACGGATCGCAAGTTGTCCTGATTTGGTAATTGCCTCGGCTTGACGTAAATCATAATACCTAAAATATTCACTGCCAATTGCACCATAGGCACTATTCAACGAAATCTTTTTAGCCATTTGAATGGTATTATATTGTGCAATCTTGTCCTTATCACCAGACTTAATTGCATCAAACATTAAATCTTTATATTTCACCCGATCATTATACATTTCTTCCATTAACTCAGGAAGGAACCCTTTTTCTTTTGTAGAGAAGAAATATCCATTACCAGCCATGCATGCATCAGGATAATCAGTTAATGAGATTTCCCCCTTCATCAATTCTTCATCATCAACAAAAAATCTAGGTACATCTTTCAAAAATGTCTCTGGTGAAATATTATACTGCATTATCAAATGCGGATATAGTGAATTCAAATCAAAAGACACAACCCAATCATGCAATCCAATAATCGGATCTTTTACATATGCACCTTCATATACCCTTTCTTTCTTCTCAACTACTCTCTTTGGCGGGATAACTATATCTTTTCTTCTCAAATGATGATAAATGTAGGCATCCCAAAAACGCGTTTGGCCAAGAACATCTTCATAATTTGTACCAGAATCGTACGCCATTGTACAAGTCAAATCAATCAATTTCAACTTATCATCCAGCTTATCAACTAACTCAACATCTTTAAGATTGTAATCAATAAATTTCTGATAATCCTCTTTATAAAGATTGTGTAAGTTGCCATATTCTTTATATGAAAGTTTCCCTTCCCCCAACTCAACATCTGTAATATGATCTAATGTATATCTTGCTTGATTTACATATGTAAATTTCTTATAAAGTAAAAAATAATCTAACTGTGCTACTCCAGAAATGTGATAAACAATATGTTCCCGACCCATCCACTTATCAACTTTTTCTTTCACCAATCCCCATGGCGATAAGAATTTACTAGCACTTGATCCCAATACATTATTAATACGTCTAATAAGATATGGCAAATCAAACCACTTTGTGTTCCAACCAGTTATTACATCTGGTTCTATAGACTTATAAATTTCTATAAATCTTCGGATTAAAGAAACTTCATCTACACATTTTACATAAAATACATCATCTCTTGCATTTATATAATTCCCACATCCCAAAGTTACATATTTACCAGTTTCACTATCTTTGAATGTAATAGCAGTCAACTTTTCTTTTGCTTCTCTAACAGTAGGAAAACCACTTTCAGAACCGCATTCAATGTCAATATTCATTACCCTAACTTTTGACATATCATACTTACAATTATCAAATTCTTTACCGATATATTGACATACCCAATCAGTAGAACCATATAAATTTATATTATAGGACTTTTTCCATTTTCTAACTTCATTCCGACACTCGGTAATAGTACCTGGCTGGATTTTATCAACACTCTTACCATCTAATGTTTTAAATTTTGTTTGATTTTTGGTTGGGCAAAATAAGGTAGGATAAAATTCTTCTCTGTATTTCTCTCGCTTACCATCCACTATTGCACGAACCAGCATTTCATCACCAATTACTTGGATGTTTGTATAAAAATCGTTCATAGTTCCTTTTTCATAATTAAAAAAGGGAGCCATAGACTCCCCTTTGATTGCCAAAGTCGAATTGGGTTTATTCCTCAGTTAGTAACTGTTTTTCTGATTTAGAAACCTTTTTTGTTCCAATTTTTATAGTTTTTGGTCTTTTTTCTTCTGGAACAATTCTTTCTAATTCGACTTTGAGTAGACCGTCATTTAAATCAGCACCTGTCACTTCTACATTCTCAGCTAATGTCCAAGTCCTGACAAAGTTTCTTTCGGCTATACCTTTATGGAGGTAATTGTCTCCCGTGCCACCTTTTGAACCTTCCACTGTCAAGACACTTGTTTCTGGATTATGCTCGATATTAATATCCTTAGCACTAATCCCAGCCACAGCGAGCTCGATCTCATACTTGTACTCGTCTTTTTTGACTATATTGTATGGTGGATAAGTAGTTGGACGGAGGGTTTCTTTTGCGTCAAAAGAAGCCAGACGGTCAAAAAGTTGATCGAACCCAACAAAAAAAGGATCGAATCTGCGTATATCTGTAAGTAATGTTGTCATCACATTATCTCCTTATATTTAAGCGAGATTAAAAATTAATGGCTGTCAATTGACCCGCCATTCTATATGGGAGAATTATTTCTTCCCTATATTATATTTAGTCACCAAATTCCATCCATCTTTTTCTTCATATGTAAGGATTTTGATTTGACTCAATGGAGCTACATTTGTTTTTGTATCACCATTCACTATTTTTATTAAGCCCCATTCATCTAATAAATTCGTTATACTATTTCTACGTGCCTCATCATTTTCTGAAAAATTAGTAGGTTTACCATCTAATGCAAACAATTCTTTAAAATGTACAATGTAATATTTCCCTTGCTTATGTAATATGTGACAAGACTGATACAGAGTACTTTCTTTCCTAGATGCAATTCCTATCCTACTAAGTGTTTCTCTGACTTTCAAAAAATCATCTGGCTGGTCTAGCTCCACTTCTATCATCGTTTCCACCATGACTAGTACCACCTTTAAAAAGTTTCTTTCTTATATATTCAATATCTCCATCACCCAAAATCTTTAAAGCTTCTTTAGCTTTTGGAGTACTATAGTCATAATATTCCTTTACCAAACCAATCGCTTTAAAATCTTCAGGCTTAAGCCATTTCTCTGACTTGCGGAACTTCTTCCTAATACTATTTATAAAATAATCAAACTGGAGCTTATTATCTAAATGTGAATGATAATTCATTTCATTTACAAAAAGTATACAATTGATATGTTGCGAAAGAAACTTATTTATACGGTAAGATTCATAACCATTTTCTATTTGTTCATCACCATCGGCCATTATATTTTCTTTTTTATAAGTAATATCATTCAAATAATCAAATATTTCCATTACGAAAACTCACACCTACCCATCAACTCAGTCAAACATGCTATCATATTAATTTCTTGATCTACCACAAATGCTGCTTTGTATACATAATCTGCAATAATCAAAACTGCATTAGGTACTGAACTAGGCACCAATTTAGTTATCAAAACATCATAAATCTTTCGATAAAGTAGATGCGGATCATTATCTAAATTATCAACAGTCCATTTTCTTATACTCCCAAAATCTTTATCTTTCAAATATTTACATAATATTTCAATATTTACATGCGAAAAATCAGTTAATATTCCTACATCGATAGTTCCACTTGCACTATATCTCTGGAGTTCATTTAATACCCTACGCCAATCAGGAATATGCTTCATAATGAGTTCTGCAACTACTTTTTCATCATAATTTATATTCTCATTGGCCAGTATGTTTTTTACCCTGACAAGAAACTGGCTAGCAAGTTTTGGTAACTCGACTTTTTTTGTCTTGAAGTCAATAACGCTCGTACGCGAATGAATAGGAGGAATAAGCCTATTGGCAAAATTACAAGTGAAAATAAAACCACAATTCCCACTAAATTCTTCGATAAATCCTCGTAGAGCTGGCTGAGTTGATTGCGGATTGAGATAATCTGCTTCATCTAATAATACCACCTTTCTTCCACCACTCATTGAAACTGTACTTGCAAATGACTTGATTTTATTCCTAAGAATATCTATTCCAGATTCTTCTGAGCCGTTGATCATAATATAATCTACATTCATCTGCTCACAAAGAGCTCTTGCAACAGTTGTTTTACCAACTCCTGCTGTACCACACAATAACAAATTAGGAATTTCTCTATTCTCAACAAACTCCAAGAAGGTTTTTTTCAAACCCTCTTGGAGTATACATTCTTCAATACTCTTAGGCCGATACTTCTCGACCCAAAGAAATTCTTCACGCATATTATATCCTATCCACCATAGTTAGAATCTGGTTCAAGTGCAATCCAATAAGTCAAATCAATATCATTATGTGTAAATTGACTAATAGCCTTACTGGAAATTTTTACAGTATAATCCCCCCTAAGTAGCTTAAGATTTTCTCCTTTAAAATACATTTCAAAATCATCACCATTTCCATCACCAACTTCTAAATTAAACACATTGGATGTTGGATCTTTTTTATCCAAAACAGACAATATCATAGAATTCGCATCGCCTCTAACAACCATATCTGACTTTGCCAACACTGAACTCATATTCCTAATAGTAGACAAATCATCCTGTTTTAATTGAAATTCAATTTCAGCATCTGGCATAGTAATAGATTTTGTTGGCGAGACAATATTACTACGATCTGCATAGTAATACCTAGAAGTAGCTCTATCTTTACTAATATCTACATAACTATCATTAAAGCCAAAATCAGCTCCAATAAAAGCTTCAGATGTACTTAGGTTTAAAAACTCAGTCAAATCATAAATGGCAAATTCAGTTTCAAAATATTCCTCAACTGTTGATTTAACCAAAATATTTTTCATTACTGACATTGTTTGTAGTGCACTTCCAGCATCAACTGCGATAGAAGAATTGATTGTGGAAAAGTTTTTAAGTATATCCACTGTTTGCTTACTAAGATTCATTTATATCCTCACTTTTAAATTATAACTATATTATACCATAAAAAACTTCATTTGTCAAGGCTAATTTTACCCTCAACATTAAAAACTACTCTCTCAATACATCTTTCATCAAAAATACTAAATACCTCAGTAGAAGTATCTACATATTCATTATAAAGAATTTCACTATTTGAAATTTCAAACATCAACTCAGCACTTTCTTCATAATTATCTGGGCCTATATAAACTCCAGATTTTTCTATATCAATAAACCTTTCTCCTATTTCTGGATGCAATACATTCTCACCCCAATGCTTAGAAAATACTGGAACAGTTCCTACAGCAATAGGCTCAATTGATGCATATTCCATATGACCGCCATAATATTCTGGTTCCAATTCAAAGAAATTACACCCGAACATTGATGTGCTCAATTCCTCTAATACTTCAGACCTCTTATATGGCCCATAAACATGTGCAACAGACAAATCATCTGGATTATTATATTTTTCACCTTCAACTACTATAGGATTATCGTATATAAGATATTTAGCTCCAATCGACTTCTCAATTCCACGCAGTTCAGTAATGATTGCATACTTTGATAAATATTCTTGCAAATCAATTACGCGTTCAGGGTGCTTAAACCGTGCAAATCGTCCTATATATGTAAATCTCCTTTTCTTTTCATGAAAATTTTTCTTGTACTTTTCCAACGGCTTAAAGTCCATGCCCAGCCCATTGAACTGTACTAGTTCAATATCAGTTGGATTCATCAACTGAGCTAATGGATTGTTATACTTGACACTGAAAGTTTCTGAAAAATAACTTTCTAATGAATGCGCATAAACTAAATCACATTCTTCTACAGTTTCCCACATAAACGCGTTTCTTATCATCGATGCTTTAAGATGATCATTCTGTATAAAAACCTTGAAGCAATCAATACTCTTAACCAATTCTAAGAAATTATTTTGACATTCATCACTATGACCAGTACTAGGCACCGAATGTATAAACACTACATCATAATCAACCAATCTTTGCTTCAGAGACAATAATTCATCATTTTTGATTTCTTCAACAACGAGCTCATGTGATTTCTTCCTACCCCAGTTCTTATCCTTTGTAGAAAATACTTTTACATCATGACCATTGTTGACCATGTAATTATATTGCTCTACCACATATCTGGTGACGCCGCAACCTTCAACACCCCGACCCATCAAAAGTGCTATTTTCATCCAAAAAATCCTTCTAAATTATTACTTTCTTCTTTGGGTGCATTCTTACCAATCAACTTTTCTGGCTTACCACGCTCTCCCAATGTTGCCAATCTAGTATCACAGTAGCAGACGCAATTCATTGAAGTACCATCTCCCTCAATATCAATTATGCCATGTACCTCACCACTATCACCAAGAAATACATCACCATCACCTCTTGCAATTGCAACGCCATAACGAGGTAATACAAAATAACACCCTCCAACATCTCCCTCATGGAAATTTGCTATGGTTGTCAATCCTTCTGGCAAATCACCAGAATCTATGTGGTATGACATTCGATTTGATCCACCAACAGTATACTTATTTGCAGACAAGGTAGTGTAGATTCCACCTGCAATCCTGTACTTTTCTTCAACGTAAGTTTCAGCAAAATTCCTTTGTCCTTCAAAATATGCTGGTGCTAATTCCTTATACCCAATATTATTGATTGCAGGAATTCTACTAAGGATTTCGTTCTTCTCTGGATTAGTCTTCGACCAGCCACTTTTATCTATTTTTCCAGTAAACCTACCACGCTTACAACCCATCATCACAGAATGTATAGGATTTCCCTGTGCAATCATACTTTCATTACCCTTAGCATCGATAATCTTGTATGAATTTTTGGTTCTCAAACTAATATTCAAACCTTGCTTTTCTAATTCTTCTACATTGATAGGCCCTGCACAATTGGCCCTCATAGTTGTAGTTTCATCTATGGAAAGTAAACACCCTTTAATTTCATCATAATCCTGACCTGTAAATACTCCTTTCTTGATTGCACCCATAATAGGTGGATCTCCCAAAGAACCAGTTTTCTTATATACAATTGTATCTTCTTCTGGATTTAACCAATGTTCAATATGCATTGGCAATGGCCATTCTCCAAGTAACTTTTTAGATTCTTCAAACGACATCAACTCAGGAAATTCAAATACTTTTGGCATTAATCGCCTCCTTATATGGTAGTAATACTTTTTCATAAATACTTTTTGATAAATGTTCCATCTGCTTAGGTGCAACCATCAAACCAACCCTAGCTAGACGCTCATTTAGATCACCAGTTAAAATATAATCAGATGGTAGTGACATAATTTTTTTGGCTTCAATTGCAGTAAATCCTCTATGCTCATCTGGATGTAAATGAGCCATAGTACCTACCTGTAACCCACGCTCAGTTAATGTATGAGATGGTTTATCCCAAGATACTCTACGAACTTGAAAGCCTGAATATTTCACATAAGAAAGATTTTTCCAATTCTCACTATCTTTTGGATCTTCATAAACATAATCACCAGTTTCTTTATGCTTCCAACAGAATTTTGGTATAATATATGGATCTGTCTTACTCAATTCTTCCCATTCTTTTTCCCTTTCATCATAATAAGTTCTAGCCAATTCAGCAAAACCAGTTTTTAAATCTATATCTAATGGCATTTTACTAAAATACTTCCATACCTTTTTAGCTTTGACTTGTGGCATTATTTCTTCATGCTCTTTTATATTTTCTTCATCTTCTTTCAAAACCTCAATAGAATCTCTCAAAGTAGGAACAACCTCATTTTCCTCCGGCCATATACCTTCCAAAGTAGTATTATCAATACTCAACTTTTCTTCATCATATAAATCGATTCTACCATATCTAGGAGTTAAGTTATTACCAGTTATAGCTTTATATACATCATCCCTAATACCAATCACAAAAACACGCTCGCGACCTTGCGGAACTCCATAGTTTTTTGAATTTAGAACACGCCAACCCACTTCATAATTATGCTCAGAAAATGCATCCATTATGGTCTGGAAATGGTCATGTGCATACTTCATAGTCATACCCTTTACATTTTCACAAATAAAAACTTTGGGCTTGACTTCACCAACCAGACGGGCAACATCAAAAGATAAATCTTCAATATTGCTCTGCTGGAATCCATATACTTTTTTGGTCTTATTCCATCCTGCACGTTTGGAACCAGACATAGAAAATGGAGGGCAGGGAGGCGAACCATCAAAAATATCCAATTCGCCTGGTTTCATTTTAATACGCTTCAATATCTGCTCACCAGTAACCTTTCTGATATCCTTACAGAAAAACTTTGTATTTGGATAATTTGCAAGATACGTTTGTATTCCTATTTTTTGAAATTCGACTACACACTTCACATCACCGCCGGCCATCTTGTAGCCTGTGGAACTTCCACCGCCTCCAGAAAAGGTTGATACCACTGTGAAAAGTTTCTGCTCTGCAGATTTTCTAACATCATCTAAACTGTAATCTTTATACATAGTCACCATTATACCATATTTTTAGTCATTTGTCAAGGCCTTTTTAATTTCAAATTCATTCAAAAAAATCTTCCAATCTATTATGTAATTTTATTCTGTTGATTGATTTTTCGTAGTACTCCGAATCCAATTCACAACCCAAATACCTACGATCACAATTTATTGATGCAATTGCAGTACTACCACTTCCACTGAAAATATCCAATACCAAATCACCAACATTACTTCCACATTTTACAATACGTTCCATCAACTTCAAAGGTTTTTCAGTTGGATGAATTTTTTTAGCACCATAAAAATCTATATCATCAAAAACATCAGTCAAACCCATCGATGAGTTAAATGTATAAACCACATCTTCGTATTTCGGCAAACTTCCAAACAATTTATCCAACATCTCCCAATCTCTTTTTGTTGGTTCTGTTCTGTTTTTCTGTTTCAGCCCAGCAATAGTACTCCATGTACCACCACCATTAGATGCCTTATCAAGATATTCATTGATCTCTTTTGCATGTAAACCCAAAGCTTTTTTTCGTTCCTGTAAAAGATCTCTAATATAGTCTTTACTATCTACATGATAAAAATGTAAGTGTTCAGTTGCCGTAGGAAACATCTTCAATTTATCTGATGCTCTACCCGAAATACTCTTTAACCCCTTCCAGATAACAATATCTTGTCTAAACGAAAAACCATTATTCTCAAAAGTTCCAATCAATTTTCCCAACTGATAAGACCAACCAAACACATATAAAGAACCACTTTTTTTCAGAACTCGTTTAGATTCTACGATCCATTCTCCACACCAAAAAATGTAATCGTCAACTGTTTTCCACTGATTATCCCATTTTTCACCAACAACACCCATATATGGTGGATCAGTAATAATACAATCAATTGATTCACTAGGTAACGATTGCAGAAAAGTAATACAATCAGTATTAACTATTTTGTTTTCATATAAGTTTTCGATTTGTGATACCTCTATCTTTACCATGAGACTTATTGCGTGAAATCAAATGATCTTTGGGGTTTCCACTAAACTCAGTTTCAACAACAGTTTTAATTTTCGTTAGATTCCAATTATTTTTGTAATCAATTCCTTCAGCACCTAACAGTGTAATCAATTCACTTTTACGCAAGACACTCAATGGAACATCACACACTTCACTGTTTTCTAAGTTCCAATAATTAACCTGATACTGATTTCCATTTTCATCAACCGTAAATTCAACCTCGATCAACTTAACAGGACTGCTCAAATAAAAATCATATGAATAAGGTAAATAATTACAGTTGCTCTTTTTTCCGTCATTGTACTGATTGACTAGGTACTCAACAAAATAAGGATCTTTGCTATCAACAACATAATACTCATAGATGAAAGTTCTGCATGTGGCATCATACTCTTTAGGTTTAATAACCTGTAGGATATAATTATCCAATTCATCCTTGTACTTAACACCAGCAGCTGCATCAATGCCCCACCGAGAATCCCTCAATCGTTTCAAATCAGTTGATCCACAATGGTTACACTCATCATACCAAAATAAAACTTTAGTACCACAATCTTTACACTTTGACGATTGCACCAAACACGCCAATTTTACTTCATCGGCACTCACACCATCAGATAAGTCAAAACCACTACCAGCAGAACCAGTACCTTTTTTGCCACTAACCAAATAACCCAAATATTCACCAATACCACCTTTCCCCTCTAGGAACAGATCAAGGTTGGATTCGCGGGAAAATTTTATTTGTGTATGTGAATTACTAGTCAAATTCTCAAACTTGTTCAAAAATTCTTTTTGCGTAACCATAATAACTCCATAATATAAATGTTTCAATTGGTCAAGACCATTTCTCAACCTTTCAATATTACTATTATACCATATTTTTAGTCATATGTCAAGGCTATTTTCATACAATTTTACTAAAATTACCAATTTTCTCAAATTTCACTACATTCTCAAATTTATCAAATAATGCATCCCCTTTATGCGAAATAACAAAAATATTAATTCCCTGACCCATGCTATGCAACAGCTTCATAAATTCATCAGTACCCCCAGTATCCAGTGAACTATCAAATACTTCATCCAATACCAATAGATTGGTATTTGCACTGTTCTTCATTTTTGCAATTGCTCTCCAAGTGAACAACAAAGACAAGTCAATCCTCATTTTCTCACCTTCACTGAATGAATCATAGCTGAACTCATCCCGAAACCGACTCTTGATCTGCTCATTGAAATTCTCATCCAATGTGAAGTTGAAATACGAGTCCATTGCAGTTAAATGCTTATTGATCAGCTTATTCATAATAGGTAGATATTGCTTAATGATTTTTGTCTTGATTCCAGTATCCTTCAATAGATCACTCGCGAGATGGAAATATTCACGATCTGTAATAAGTCGCTTCCTCTTAGATTCCAGCTTATCGCGATCCACTTTCAAAACTGCTAATTTCTCATCATCACCATATGACCGCTTCTTGACCTCATTCAAATAATCAATTTCTTTTTCCAGCTTCAAAACATAGTCAACAATACCATCTACCTGATAGCCTATCCTCTCTGACTCACTATCCAACTTGTTTATTTGAATGCGTATACTTTCCATTGAATTACGTTTGACATTCATTCTAACTAATTTATTATCCAAATCGTTCAAACCTTTCCCCTTTTCATCTATCATCTTATCTTTTTCTAGCATAATAGATAATTTATGGTCATTCTCAATACCCTGCTTACATAAAGGACAGTCATCATGATTATCAAAAAAATCAATGTCACCTTGAACCTTTTCTAATGCATTTTTTATTTTATTTTCTAACTTTTCATATTCCTTTATTTCTCCCAATAATACATCATATCCTTCCACCTCTGCCAACAATTCTTCTGCCTTGGTCTTATTTTCATCAATATTTCCTTTATGAACTGATGCTTCTTTCTGCGAGATGCGAATAAATTCTTTAGTTTTCGTAATTTTATCATTATTGATCTCCTTTACCTCTTGTATGTACTTCCTTTGTATTTCTATTTTATCAGAATTCAATTCAAGAGTTTGATCATTAACAAATAATTCATCTTTATTATCAGTTATACGCTCCTTTATTATTTGATTCATTAATGAAAATATTTGAATATCCAATAAATCCTCAATAACTTCTCTACGGTGAAATGCAGGAAGTTGCATGAATGGCTGGAATGAACTCGAACCCAATACAATAATTTGCGTGAAACTTTTGTAGTTGAGTTTCAATATTTGCTTCTCAAGACGCTCTTGATAATCCTTCACCTTTGCATCTTGATTGATTAATTGATCATCAACATATATTTCAAAAATACTTGGCTTCTGACCTCTCCTAATCATATAGGATTTATTACCTATGTCAAATTCTACTTCTGTCAAGCACCCTTTACCATTGACTGTATTGATCATCTGAGTCTTATTAACTTTACGGAATGGCTTTGAGAATAAAGAAAAAGTTAAAGCATCCAACATGGTAGATTTACCAGAACCATTTTCACCAATTACTAATGAAGTTGGATGCTTATTCAATTCTATCTCAGTAAAAGAATCACCAGTACTCAGGAAATTCTTCCATCTCAATTTCTTAAATTGTATCATACTATATCAACCGCCTCAGAATAAATATTTCTCAATAAACCATCAAGTACTGCTTTATCCAAATCTATACTCAATCCATCCACATATTTTGATAGAATAGTCAAGGTATCTTCTGCTTCATACACAGACTCATCACCTTCAAAAAACAGTTCAGATTCTTCTATGATACTTATATCCTGAGGCGAAACAGCATATAAAGTGTTTATAAATTTATCAAATGCATATGCATCAGTCTTATTCTTAACTATCAACTTTATATATGCATCTGTATAGTAGCTCAAATCATGGTTAGTGTAATCAATAGTTTCATCATAATAAATTTTATGATACAAGCGATATGGATTTTTTATAAACTCCAATTCCCTAGTTTCAGTATCAAATACATGAAAACCCTTATCCACTTCAAAATCTGACCAACTTAATTCGTATGGAGAGCCCAAGTAACAAATGCTGTCCAAACTAGATTTGTAATGAAAATGGCCACTATAGACCACATCAAAATTTTTAAAATCTTCTTTGGTGAGTCCACTTTCTGAATACACCCCCTTTTGCATTAAAAACCCTTGTAATTCCAAATGACCCATAAGAACCTGCGATGAAGTATTCCTAAGTACTTTCATGCCCTGATCAAAATTTTCAGAACAGATCCACGGCATCATGCAGATATCAAGACCGCCGATATTTACATCCCTTGGCTCGTTATAAATGCTAACAAAAGACAAATCACTAAGCAATTCGGTAATCGCATTTATTCTGTTTGTGTTTCTGTAGTATGTATCGTGATTGCCCACAATAACATGAGTATCAATTCCATAATCTTGGAGTCGAAAAATAAAATTAGACCTAAGATTATTAAGCGTAACATAATTTACAAATTTCCTCCTATCTACTAAATCTCCTAAATGAATTATAGTTTTTATATTATTATCTTCAATGTATGGGAAAAATACCTTATCATAAAATTTTTGAAAATATTTCTGAAACACTAAATTATCATTTTTTATTCCGAAATGAGTATCGGTTATTAAACATATTTTCATGTAAGAAAATTTTCCAAATTATTCTTCTTCTTTTTTCTACATTTCTTCTTTTCTGCTAACCTTTTCTCAAATTCATCAATCATAGTTTGATCAAAATTAAAATCCAAAACACTTTTATAGTCTTCAAGATCCTGCTCACCCAGTTCAGACAATTGTTGCATAATCCCCGCCTTTTCAGTCATCTTTTGCTTAATATAAGATTGCTTCTTTTCTTTTTCTATTCTTCGTATAAATGCATAGTATATTATTTGTGTGAAATATGCGAAAGGATTCTTGGACTTTTCTTCGTTAAAATTATGACAGTATTGTAAACAGTTTTCTATACCATCTGAAATCATATCATCCTTATATGTGTAATTGATGAAATTCGGCCGAAAAGAAAGGCCCTTAGCTATATCCAAAAAACACTTACCAATATATTCTGTTACTGGTGGCATGGATTCTCCAGAAGCTTCAGCCTCTCTCACATTCTTCTTATATTCAACAAACGCTTTATAAAATTCTTTATTGTCAATATAATGACTTTTTTTAGACATATGGAATACCTCAAACATAATGTCATTATATAAATTATTCTCACTTTTAAATTAATACCTATATTATACCATAAAAAACTTCATTTGTCAAGGCTAAAATTAGCTAAAAATTAGCCTTGACAAACAGCAAAAAATATGGTATACTTACTGTGTTAGCAGGGGAGAGGGAGAGTAACTATATGGAATGGGTATAAGATTTAAGTATATTAAACTTCTCACTATGGTATATTTTGACCCTTTCTAGATAATGACGAAAGGTATAATTCAAGTATTTACCTAATGTTAAATCATCAATAACATCAATTAGAACCACTTTTGTTTTGCTATCAGTTCTCCGCAATCCCCTACCAATACTTTGTAGATTTCTAATTCTACTTTTACTAGGTGATGCAAATACAACATTATTGAGATTCTTTATATTTATACCAGTTGAAAATGTGCCATAAGATGCAACGATAATATTATTATTAGTTCTTTCACAAATATCCCGTACAGATTCACGATCCTCAGCTGATATTCCACCATGTATAAAAAACGCATTCTTTCCTTCCTTTTGGCCTACCAAGTCATATAACATTTTTCCATGCTTTTCAACCAATTGATACAATATTAAAGTATTACCTTGTAATTCATATGTCATATTGACAATGAACTCATTTCTTTCTCTATGAGTAACCAAGAATTGCAATTCCTTTACATAATCTAATTCCTTTACAATCTTACATTCAACTTTTGAATACTTAATAACAACTGGTTGAATTTTTAAATCTGCTAAATATTCAGTATCCATCAATTCTTTAGTGGTTGTTACTTGATGAACTGGGCCAAATAATCCTTCCAAAACCAATTTATGAGTTTTCGTACCATCTAAAGTACCAGTTGTACCTATTCTATATGAACAATTCACCAATTTTTCTAATATACCTTTAAGTGAATTTGCTTTATGCAAATGTGCTTCATCGCCTATTACTAAATCAAAATTGCTAAAATATTGCTTAGGTAAACGGAATAGAGATTGCCATGTAGATATTGTAACTCTTTTATCTGTATTCTTATCAGATCCTGCATATATGCGATGACAATTAGTTTCGACATCCCATTCATTTACAGATGAATAATCTATAAAATCTTTATACATCTGCTCCACCAATGAAATAGTAGGCACAACTAATAAAACTTTGAAATCTTCCAAATATCTTATAATGGAATATATAACAAGTGATTTTCCAGAAGCAGTGGGGGAAACCAATACGCATCGGCGACTTTTGAGTGAATGGAATATTGCTTCGTATTGATATGGTCTAACGGTAAGTTTTTTATTTTTGGAATGTAAATTCAGTTCATCAACAAATTCTTTCAATTCTTCTGGCTTTATAGAATCGGGCTTGAATTCTAATAAACCTTCAACTGCATAACTATTGTCATATGCCCATTTGGTAACTTGCGGTAGGAGTCCAGAATAAATCTTTTTATCCCAAACTGAATACAAACGTATCTTGCCATCCCAAACTTTATTTCTATAGGAAGGCATGAACTTATAGCCAGGTACTTCAAATGTAAAATGATCACATAATTCTTGTGCTGTACTTGCTTCACAATCCACTTTTACAAACACATCATCAATTTTTGTGACATTAAGAATATCAATTGGCTCCTTCAAGGAACTTTCTCCAATCAATAGCATGTTTTATAGACCAACTTCTATCTTGAATAGCCTTTAACGTTTTTTCCAAATAATCTACTTTTGTTTTAGAATATTCTACAGTTTTTCGTTTAATACTTAAATCTTCATCAGCATCAAGATACATAGATACATCACTTTTCAAAACTTTTAAATCAAATGGCTTTTCTTTATAAACTTCTGGATCAGCCTTACCCATATAATAATGATGCTTATCGAGGTACATTTTTTTATATTCTTCTTCAGCATTCTTATATTCTGCTCTAGATTGGCAATGAAATTTCATATATTTACCATAAAGATATGGATTCCTAAGTGCCTCTCTATCCAATTCACTATCATCGATTAATAAATCTTTATCTACTTCCGAAAACAATTGTTCAAAATTCATATATTATGTAACGTCCTCGATTATATAATCAGTAAATTGAAATGAAACATCAGCTGTTATCGGTTCAACTGAATCCGCGGCACTCTCGAAAGATAATGCAGAAAGAGATATTGGAAATATATCCTTGAATACAACTGATTTATTAGCATTCATACTATTTGTTAATATTGTCAAAGCTGCATCAGAATACATTCCCATATCATTGTTACTGGTTGATCTCAATTTTATCAAATCTTCATCGCCACTTGGTGATGCCATCGCCCGTAACCATGTAATTATTTCTCTATAATTTTTTAAATCTTCATCAACTACAAACGAACAATCCATCGCATCAAATTCTAAAATACTACCCGCTATTGGATAAGCTCTTGTTGGAGTAGGAACAGTCGATTCTGCAACTGTTAATCCAGGCAAATTGGCAGTCTGTAGAAAATAAGTCACATTTGGCAATCTATCAATTTGTAAACGGAATGAAATTGGTGAAAGTATATTATAATTATCTGGTAGACTATCTATTATTGACATTTCTGTACCTCCAAATATATTTATAAACAAAAAAAAGAGGGAGGATTTCTCCCCCCTCTGAAATGTAACGGTGAAATACGTTTACATTATATTGTTGACTTGGATTGTACGATAGTAAGTGTTAGTACCTTCTGCTAAGCTACTTTGACCAAACGGATTGGCGACCATTCCATAACGGGTTTTAAAACCGATTTTCGGTTGGAATGTATCTTCACCAACAGCCTTGACCATTTGTAATGGTACATACGGACAATAGAAGATACCAGCATCGTAAGGTGAAGAACCTTTATAACCAATGGTGACATATTCATGTGAAGTACCAGCTGCATTAACAAAATAAGGATCGACATATACTTTATAGCGACCATTAAGTGTACCGACAAAAGTGTTACCAGTAATACCGTCAGCTGACAGTTGTCCACCGCCACCAGTACCGGCACCAGTATCCAAACTACCTGTCATCGACAGAGCAGCAACGACATCTGCAGATGCGATAATAATATTACCACGACCCCTACGAGTAGAAGTTGCAATTGCATTAGCATCACGTTCAATGGCGAAATGAAGACCTTTGAACTTTTCAACTGACCAACGACCATTTGAATCTGTATCTAGATCGAAAATACCAGCAGTTGCTGTACCAAGTTGAGCTCCACTAGTGGCTACACCATTAACTGTACGGATGATTTCGCGATTAATTTCTGCGAGAATTTCCGTTGACAGAATATTAGCCAATTCGGCTTCAGCATCAAGACCATGAATTGCTTTTAAGTCTTGAGCCAATTCCGTACTATATTCAGCTTTGAGAGCTCGACTACGTGCCGTAACACTAGTTTTCTCAATCGAAAAAGACATTTCACGGAATTGATTAGTTCCACCAGCAGATTCCATCGTAGTCGTGACGGCAGCTCGTTGGGTATCTCCTAATTCAACATCCGCTGCATTGGCTGCACTGTCATAGTAAGTAGACAAAAATGGATCACCTGCATTGGATGCAGCATCAACACCAGCGACAGTAGCTGAAGAATCCGTACCTGATTGACCACCTACAGCTTCATCAAATAGAGCTTCATTGTGAACAGATACTCCATCAGTTGGATCATTTTGTAGATAATCACTTTTCATGTAAAAGATAAGTCCTGTCGGGCCTGTCATTGGTTGAACACCAACAATATCATAAGCGATTAATTGTGGCGTAGATCGTCTAATAAGACTAATCATAACTGGATCATAGCCTGCTCGACCAATACCATCAGCGGTATCGCCACCAAAACCAGCAACGCCTGCAGCTGTACTGCCGGTAGTGACATTGGGTGAAGCTTCTGTCAAAAGACCAGAACTATTATTAATAGCCCGTTCTTCTGCAACAGCCTTTTCTTGATTTTCGAGTAAAATCGCAGTGACTTGACGCTTGTAGTTATCTTCGATACTAGGAAGAGCTTCATGATCAAGTACTGGTTTCCACTTTTCTGCTAATTGTTGTGAAAATGACATTTTATATTTCTCCTTTTATTTCTATGTTATACTTTGGAGCTTTGATTAGTTCTTGATATAGCATTGGAATATGCTGACATTGAAACACTTAAATCTTCATCTTCATACACTACTGGTTCATTAGTAACCGGCGAGGATACTTTTCCTTTCGGGAAGTAACTCTCACATAATGTTTGAAGCTTGGAAGTAAATTCTTCATCGTCGCCTTCATACTCAATACCTTCTGAAAGCTCTTTTAATTTCTCAACTTCTGTTTCGACCAAATCCGTAGAAATGTCACGGATGAGCTCATCCCTTTTAGTTAAAGAAACTTCTTTTTTCAACTCGATATTTTCGTTTATCTGAGTATTAAGTTTTTCTTCTAATTCCTCTACCTTCGTGGCCAGTTCACTAAGAACATCTACTTTGGTATCTGGAATATCTACATAATGCTGGGTAAAGAGGGTTTTCAAGCCGACAATGAAATCTTCCGTAAGTTCTGCACGGATTCCACTTTCGATTGCAATCTCATTTTCCTGCATCCATTCTTCAACGACATAATCCAAGTATGAATCAACTTTTTCTGTCAAGCCATCCATAACTTCTTCTGTACACTCGACTAACATATCATTGAGATTTTCGTCAAATTGTTTTGTACGAGATTCAACTTCTCGATTAACTGCTGCTTCAAAAATAGTCGAAGCTTTTGTCTTAAATTCTTCTGAAAGTTCCGAATCTCCAACAAGAGCAGTTACATCTACAGATGGATCATATGTATTATACAATTTAGCAGTTTTTTTCCTTGCTTTTGAAAGCTTTTTATCAATTTTAATTGCACCTGATGCAACCTTCTTTTGACGCTTAGCAGCTTTCTTGAGTGACTTTTTACCAGCACCAGTTTTAAGCCATTTGGCCTTCTTCTTAGCAGCTTTCTTACGTTCTGCCTTACTTTTCTTTTCAAAAATACTATCTAAAGTAGCATCCCAATCTTCTTCATCATCTAATTCACTGATAAGATCGAGATCTTCTTCATCAAGTTCAGATAATAAGAATTCTATAATTTCTTGTTGCTCATCGACAACATCATCATCTTCTTCCGATAAAACTTTATCAACAATATCTTGTGCTGCAGACTTTTCGTTGATTAATTCATCATCAGTAGACAATTCATCATCAGTAGAAACTTCAGCTGAAAGATCAGCAGAACTAGTATCGTCTGCTTCATCCTCTTGAAGTACTTCTTCTGAATCAACTAGGTCTTGAAAATCTTTTTCCAAAGCTTCCATTGATTTTCTCCTTTTGTTATATTCTGGTAACTATTTATACATATTACAATTTTGAAACAAACGTTTCAAAAACGTGTAATATTTCTTGTTCTCGTTCCCTACGACTCGAACTATCAATAGTCTTTTTAACACTATCTAAATCCACTTCGCGAAACATACTATTTTCATAAATCCACTCACGACCTTCCATTACACCTTGAACAAATGCATGTGGTGCAGAAGGATCAGCAACTATATCAGCTGCAGTCGCTAGATAGAAATCGTCTTTTACAATTTTAGTGCCCTTTTGTGTTTCATCTAATGAACCCATTCCTCTAGAAGAAACGCCCAATTTAGCACCATCTTTAAGTAGTCCTTCGACTATTTTACCATACGGAGTTGAATTTAAAACTTTTGCTTTACCGACAAAATCAGTATCACTTTTCCGCAATTCCGTTATCATATGAGAAACACGTTCTAAATTAATAGCTGGGCCATCTGGATGTCCTAATTCACCAAAGGCTCTGTTTTGTTTAACATAATCTTTTTTATAACGCCTGACTTCGCGTTCTAAAATTTCCAATGGATATACTCTACCATTACGATTCTTTTGTTCGGCCTGTAGGAAAATCCCCTCAATAAAGAGACTTTCCTTACCGTTTGAATCAGCTTCAGTAACAATATCCAAATCTTCTACAAGTTCTGTAATTAATTTCATAGTTCTAACCCCTATCCACTATAATCTGGTCTAGCTGTAAAACCCGATACTTTTTTGAGAATTATAACAACGCTTATAATATCTGCAGCATCATCAAAATTAACAGTTTCAATAGAAATATCTCCTGTTGGGCCTGTAGCATTATTGGTTATAGGTGCATCCAAAGCTGCAGTGTGAGATTTCCCCCAATGACCACTACCACTAAGAGGAAATGCAATTTCATCATCACCATTATCTGCAGCATCAAATACAACATTAAAATATTTATCACCACTTGGGCCTGAAGTATTCCATGAAATTTTCTCAATAGATAATACTGGACTTGAAACATGATTATCCAATACAGATGCATCAATAGTACCAGTTCCCGGCGTGGTAGTATTAGCCCTAGATAAATCAGTAGCACCTATATTCGTAATCAGTGCCATGACACGACCACCGATATACCCCTGATCGTAAATAATTCTTACTGCAGTACCATGTGCCATTATTCTACCTCATCTTCTGTTTCTTCTTCTGCTTCTACCCCTAATGGATCATCAAACAGATTTTTAGAAACTTCTTTCTTTTTGTTATCTATTGCAATAGCTATTTTATCAGCCAAAACCTTATCAAATTCTTTTTGAGTCTCGACTGCATCGTCATCAACAATCCTATCCAATAGATTCGTTATGTTTTCCATTCTTACCTTCCCCCATCATTTCAAAAATTTTATTTAACTTCTTGTCTTCAACACTCCCAAGAATCATTTCTTCCTCTTGTGGCGGTTCTTCTACAGGTGGTTCTTCTACAGGTGGTTCTTCTGGTGGCATTTCAGGCTGTGGGCCCATTGCACCCCACTCAATAGTAGCATCTTTGTGAATCTTATCACCTGTAACTTCAGCATCAATTTCTTTTTGCATTTCTCTTATTTCTTCATCAGTCATCTGCAATACCGTGCGTTTGATATGTTCCATAGAGAAATATCTTCCTGCATAATCAGAAACTTCCCGTAATAATCCCAAACGAGCCATCAACATTTCAGAGTTTTTAGTTTCTCTATAATAAGAATCTTCAGCCCATTTATACTGTATTTCACTGTTTATATCATCCCATTGCTCTTCGCGTATGATACCTTTTAGAATGAGTTGTGATCTAAGTAACTGATCAAAGAAAGTTGTAAATTGATTGCGCAACCGACCAATAAACTTTGAAAATTTTAATTCATCTCTGGTTATTTCAGATTCTCTGCCTAGTGAAAAACCAGAAGCTTGTTCCAATCTACTTGGCGGGATATTTAATGCTCTGTACAATTTAGTCTGGAAAAATATTACATCTTCCATCTCGCCTAAATTCTGACCGCCTGGCAATGTAGAAATTTCTGTACCACGACCACCTTCCCTACGAGGCAACCAAAAATCTTCCAGCATCGACATATGCTTACGATCATCTTTAATTTCACCAGTATCCACATCATAGACCAACTTATTCTGAAAACGGTTCATCTGATCTCGTAAATACTGTTCTGCTTTTGCTTTGGGTAAATTCCCAACGTCAATATAGAATAGCCGTCTTTCGGGGGCACGACTAATTCTATATATGACGACAGAATCTTCCATCATTCTCAGTTGATTCATCGGCTTGATAGCTTTATGCAAATAACTCAGTATAAGACCTTTTTTATTTTCATACATACCAGAATGTATATATGCAATTGCATCTGGTTGAATTCTGATACCTTTTGTTATTTCAGACTGTGGATTATCGAGCTTATCATTATAGACATAAAATTCACTGACTTTGTTAACTATATCCACACCATTTTCAGCACGTTCTTTTTCTACTTCTCTTACTTTTCTTATCTTCCGCGGATCAATAAATCTTAATTCATGAATACCTTGTTTTGGTTTCGCATCATCAATAATCATATGATAATACAAACGACCATCAATATACCAATTTCTAAAAATTTCATAACCATCTTTATTAAAACTCAACAACTTCATTAAATGTGTGAATTCATCATGAATCTTATCTTTTATTGCATCACTTGCACCTAAATCATTCAAATCTAAAAATATAGCATCTTCACGTTCTGAACCTATCACTACTGCTTCGTTTATTACATCATCAATAGCAGCATCGACTTCAGATTCAGTAGACAGAGATCTATATCTGTTTATTAATTCAATTTCATTCTTTATTTTACCCTCCATGTCAATATAATGACCGAGAGCTCCACCGATAGAAACATCTACTGCCCCATCTACATTTTCAGGTGCTGAAAATGCCTTTAGATCTTTCTTCTTTCTTGTAATATCAAAACCAAAAAATTGTGCCATGAATACCTCAAATATAGTTAATGGGGTAGATACACTACCCCTATACTTAACTATATTTATATGTTATTATATTTAGACTGAAGCTCCAATACCAACTGTACCAAAAGATGGTACTTTGATAGAAGCATCGAATGTGAAAGTTGGTTCGTCTATATCTATACTTTCCCACCAATCGAATGTCCATGTAATGGAAAATTCTTCTGGTTCGGCTGTTGACCAATCTAACTCAATCGCTGCAGTTGTCGTTGGCCATGCACCTCGCATGACATATTGACGAATTGGATCACCATTCTTACCAAATTGAATGACAGATGCATCAACGGAGTAATCTTGCGGACTTACAACAGTACTTCTATTAGTCGCATTCCCCATGATTTTCTCCTGCCAGACCTCGATAAAGCGTCGCACAGCAAAATCTTCATCGTTGATTACAGTAGTTTCCCAATCTTCAAAAGTTTTCTGGCCTGCAAATTTTACTATCCTACCAAAATAACTAAGTTCTACCGGCTCTATTGTACCGCCTGGAATTGATGCAGTTTTACACAAAAATGTTAACTTACGAGCTTCAGTTTGAAATCCACCTAAAGCCGCAGGAACTGGAATATTAACCTCAAAGAGATTTGGTCTAGCTCCGCCGCCGGGCAAATTAGCTCTAAATTCGTTTATATTAAAAGCCATATTTATTTTCTCCCTTTATTAGACAGTACCTACAACTTCACTAAAGTCTACGCCTGTTCTTACTGCAACAAAGTTCAGCTGAATGAAGTTAATTGAACGTGCTGGCTTAATGAAAATATCTCCAACAAATTCGTTCCTGTCGATTACTTCTGATGTATTATTTGTAGAATCACAAACAACTTTATAGTCATGAACACCGCGACGAGCTTTGATGTCTCTCAAGAATGGTTCTACCATATTTCTGAATGAGGAACGCGTAAATTCGTCATTAAATTCAAATAGTAAATTCTTAGCTGCACGAGAAATAGATTTTTCAAGAACAACAAACAATCTCCTAACATTAATCCTATCAAACGCACTTGGCTTGGCATATAGAGTTTTATCTCCATAGAGTAATGTACCTTGTCCTGCCATCGAAACCACTGGATTAACACCAATCTTATAAATGGTATCCCTCGAAGCTTTATCTGGATTAAAATGTAGTTTAACCACATTTTTTATTTGACCTCTGGTAAATCCAGCTGGACTCCACCATGCATCATTGGTTTGGTCTGTTCTGACCATCAACCCAGCAATATCACCGTTAAGAGGAACATCGCGATAGACATCGTTATGTGCATCATACATTCTCTTATAACCACTATCAGCTACTGCATAAGATGAAGATTTACTCAATGCAGTAATCCATGTACCAATTGCAGTGGCCTTGGTAGAATTTGAACCAGTACCAATAATAGCTGTTTTAGCAGTAGTATTTTCTGGACTGACTACAGCAATCGCATCTTTCCTATATTCAGCAACATTTGAAATAACATCCTGCTGTACCTGAGTAGTTGCATCTCCAGAAATAATTATACCGACATCTGCAGTATCAACATCTCTAAGTAGACCATACCCCTTTGTGCCCTCTGAATAACGAGCTGCATTACTATTTCCATTAGTGGAAGAATTATCAGCAACACCACCTGATAAACTCAGATGAAGTGGAGCTCCTGCAGACGTAGCGACAGTCGTTGATGTTGAACTGACTGCTTCCCAACCAGCTGCAACAGTAGAATTATCATCCCACTGACCAGATGCATAAACATATTTGGAATCTCTACGAATTATATCTTTGTAGTAATTACTATTTCCATTTTCATCTTTAGCATCAGAAGCAAGTGAAACATGAGCATATTTTTCTAAAATAGTACCTGCAATGCCACTTATATCACCTGTCGTATCGACAACAACAATATGAATTTCATCTAGGGTCGCAACGTTACCATTTTTAGTCAAAACATAATTTGAAGTGCCTGGTACACGATCAAAGACTGCATCATATTCAACGGCCGTTGATACGCCATTTTGAATGAAACTTTGACCCCAATCGGCAAAAGTATCATCGTGAAAAACAGAAACCCGTAGACTGTTACCCAACGCGCCAGGATACCTAGCAACAAAGGCTGAAGTTCCCAATGAAGCTCCTGCATCTACTTGATCTTCATTTTCAAGTAAAGAAGCTGAAGAACTACCAGTAAATTTTAATACTAGTTCATTTGCACTAGTACCACTGTTTTCAACTGCCAAGTCTCCAGAAACTAAACCATGGCCACTAGCAGTTACAAATGAAGCAGAAGTTACAATACCACCAGTACCAATTGTATTTACCGAAATATCATATTTTGTATTATCATGAGTTTTACCTTCTGTGACTGCTACTGCATTTGTGATGCCTGGTGCATAATTACTACCAGTAGCACCAGTAACTAATGTTACTGTATAATCTCCTGCAACGTTAGTACTAGAACCCTTAACGACTTTAACAATAGCATTTTGATCTCCTGCCAGTAATGCCACATAAAAAGTTGTACTATCAGTATACTCTACAGAAGGTGCAGAATCAACTGTGACACCTGTCACAACACCTTCTGCATTTGCTGTTACATCTATCAACAAACCAGTGCCTGACTGTGCTGGAGTTTTACCAACTGAAAATATATTAGCATTTGTATCTAACGTTCCGACTGAATACCCAAGACCGTCATTTATAATTGTAGCAGTACCTGTTGTACCTGTATCATTAGAAACTGCATTCTTTGCATCTGAACCTATTGTTCTAATTACCTGTAATGAATTGGTATATGCCAAAAAACTCGCTGCAGTCAACCAATTTGCTGCAGTATCTGTATCTGGCTTACCATATACTTTAGCCAATTCTGATTCGGAAGTAACCGTAGTAATTTTATTACTGGGCCCCCATTTGAATCCGGCTGCAATGACTGCGTCAGATGTTGAAACAGGCGAAACTCGTAGACTAGCATCTATTTCCGATACATTTACGCCTGGGCTTATTTGAAATGCCATGTTTTTTCTCCTTTGATCTATTTATAAAACTAATCGAATGGACTTTTGCTAATTGTATTTATATTTTTGCAACTTTCGACTACATTTCTGCATATGCCCAACGCTGACCATCCACATCAACAAAACTATCGTCCGTACCATCCCACATTTCTCCGAATGGTAATAAATCATCTTCAATAGCTTTCATCTGGTCTTTGTATAATTTCATTCTTAGATCTTGATCCATTAAATCCTTGAAATATCTTTGATTGGCCACCCATGAAAACAGAACTAATGTCATCACCAAATCATCATGCGACCCTTCCTCTGCTTGATAACCTTTACCCCTAACAACAAAAGAGGTAAGCTCTGCAATTGTATCAAAATCATTTATTAAAAGTTTATCTTCCTCTATTAGATTTTTTAAAGTTCTACATCCTATTCTTTTTACCTGCGGAGTTGTTTTTATTCCAAAAGAAGTATCTCTTGCAAAACCTGCAGATAATACTTGTCCTGCTCTCCCTTTTACTATTGATGATAATATATTTTCATATTCTAAATCGTGATATAGTATGTCAGCAACCTGTCCACCTATATCATTAACTTCCACCAAAACAATTGCTTCATTGAAATCTGTAGCTACCGTATGAATGACAGTTGGATATAACAATGGAGATATTTGATTATCCCTATATCTCGCAACCATTCTATATGGAGTATCAGTAATATCCATTACTGTAAATGCTGAATAATCCTTCCCAGCTCCTCTCGCGACATCACACGACATAAAATAAACCCTATCTTTATCTGGATGTTCCCATAATTGCAAACCATCCTTTTCGTATATTGGATCTTTAAATACTAAATCCCTAAGTTTGCTCGGTGAAATAAGAGTATCTACTGAACCTATAAATTCTGTTTCAAACTCAACACGAAATTGATCTTCTGAAGTATTCCTTATTGTTTGATCTTTCCAGGCCTCGTCGCGACCAGGCACTTTTGACCAATGAACATCGATTGGCAAATAATCACTTTTACCTTCAACTGCATTTACCCACATTTTATAAAACTGATTCATACCATTTGGAGTAGAAACAATCAAAACTTTTGTGGTATTACCAGATGAAATAGTAGGATATACAGACCTAAAAAATTCCTCTGAAATATGATCTGGAACAAACGCAAATTCATCCAAAAATATAATATTAAATGTTCCACCACGAATTGCACTAGATGACGTTGAACTGGCCAATATCTTAGATCCATTTTCTAGCTCTATATTACCTTTGTTCCACTCAACAACTCCTTGCTGCAGCCACAAAGGTAAATTTTCATATGCTAACTGTAACCTACTCAACAACTCGCGAGCCGTGCCACCTTTATTGGCTAGTATCCCAACTCTGACATCCTGATTAAAAAGTATATAATGAAGTAAATAAGAAATAATTGTAGTGGATTTACCCGTCTGTCTAGGCATCTTACAAATAACAAAACGATTGTCTATGAATTTCCTGACCATATCTTCTTGGAAATCCCATAAATCAAATGGACGTAATCCTTCATCAACTGTGACTATCTTAACATAATTTTTTATAAAATGAATAGGATCTTCACCACATTTTAAATATTCTTCAACTTCTGTCTGACTAAAATTAATAGGAACATTAGATTTCTTTAATAAAGGATTGCCAAGATAATTTACTGAAGTCATGATCTCTTATCCTTTAATAATTTTTGTAATTCTGCAGTAGAACCTACAAACAATGCATTTTCAATATTGGTATTACCCAATTTTTTATCCATGTTCTTTATATCTTCTACCTTTTTTTGAAGATCCATAAATTGTTGATTAGTTTCTGTTACTGTTTTTATTAATTGACCAGCAACTTCATATGCCCTTGGCTGATCAGTCTCTTGAGCTACTATCATTATACCATCGATGGCTTCTTTGCCCCTTGCCACTAATTCATAAAAATTCTTTCTGGAAGCTTCATAATCACTCTGTAAATCTTTTTCACGCTCTGCAAGTTCGACTTCAACTTTCTGAACTTCCACTGTTGGTACATTTTCTATTTCAAAAGTATTATTTAATTTTCTGTCTATTGTAGAATCTCTCATAAGTTCTCCGAAATAGTTGTGGTTACATCATAATCATCATCTGCATCAGCAGTAGTTGGATCTGGTACTTGAGTAATTCTGGCCACCGCGGTTTCAAATTGAGTACTTGTCGGACTCTCAAAGAGATTAGCAATTGTACTTAAAGTCCATTCTGCACCACTATTATCACCGCGAACCTTGATTGATACAACAAAAGTGTCAGTCATGGAAGTAACCTGTAAAACTCTTGTACTACTATTCCAAGAAGTAACAACTGCAGTAACTGTAGCGACATCTAATCTATCACCTTGAAAAACAGTTTCTCCGACACTGAATGTACCAGAGCCACCAGTAGTCATCGTAAGATCTGTAGAATTTAATGTAGAACTCATATACAATTGAGTAAGAGTCTTAGTAATAACATTACTGTCTTTCA